CATGTCTCCAGAATTCAGGTTCGCAACATGTGCATGTGCACACGCCCAATCGCATCGCGATTTGCTGTGAGCGCGTGCGGCATTTCGATCTGATCGCATTGCGATAAACCGATGGCCCGTCACTCTCAATCCCGCGAAGTCGCAGAACTGAAAGGCGCGACGCGGAAACATCCAGAGCGCTACCGCAAGACGCCGCCGGCCGTCGAGCAGCCGCTGGGAACGGCGCCCGCTCACATGAGCGATGAGGCGCAGAAGTGCTGGTTCGAGCTCGAATCGCTGGCGCCGACGGGCGTGTTGAAGGGCGCTGACCGCGTGGCGTTGGAAACGCTCGCGAATCTGCTGGCCGAGTATCGGAAGAACCCGCCCGAGTTCGCGGCCGGCAAGTACACGCACATGATCGGCATGCTGGCACGTTTGGGCATGACGCCTGCGGATAGGCAGAAGCTTGGCACCGAGAAGCCAGAAGACAACGGCAACGAGTTCGACGCCTTCTGATCTCGCGAAGAAGTACGCCGACGATGTCCTTGCCGGGAGGATTGTTGCTGGAAAGTACGTGCGGCTCGCGTGCGAGCGCTTCGTTCGGGATCTCGCGCGCCAGGACTGGGCGTATCGCTTCGATGAGGCGGCAGCGAACAAGGCCTGCAACTTCATGCAGCTCATGCCGCACACGAAGGGCAAGTGGGCGGCGAAGAAAGAGCGACTGGTCTTTCAGGCATGGCAGTGCTTCATTGAGTGCAACCTGTTCGGCTGGCTGCACCGTGAGACCGGGAAGCGCCGGTTTCGAGAGAGTTATGAAGAGGTTCCGAGGAAGAACGGCAAGTCTCTGAGGCTTGCGGCCCGCGGCATCTACCTGTTCTGCGCGGATGGTGAGTCCGGCGCGGAAGTTTACTCCGGCGCGACCACCGAGAAGCAGGCGCACGAAGTCTTTCGGCCTGCGTGGCAAATGGTGCAGAAGCTGCCGAAGTTGCGCGAGCGATTCGGCATCGATCAGGCCGGGAATCCCAAGAACCCCGGCCCGATGTATGTCACGGAGGACATGAGCAAGTTCGAGCCACTGATCGGCAAGCCCGGCGATGGTTCGAGTCCGCATGCAGCGCTGGTAGACGAATACCACGAGCACGACACCGATCACATGGTCGATGCCATGCAGACGGGCATGGGTGCTCGAGAGCAGCCGCTGTTGTCGATCATCACGACGGCCGGCTCGAATCTCGGCGGGCCGTGTTACGAGAAGCGCCGGGACATCATTCGAATCCTTGAGCGGCAGGTCGAAGACGAGACGATCTTCGGCATCCTGTACGGCCTTGACGAGGACGATGAGTGGCAGGACCCGCGCAGCCTGCAGAAAGCCAATCCGAACTACGGGATCTCTGTATTCCCTGAGTTCCTGCTGGCGCAGCTGGAGCAAGCGAAGCGCTCAGCATCGAAGCAAAACGCGTTCCGGACGAAGCACCTGAACGAGTGGGTCGGGGCGCGAACCGTATGGATGAACATGCTCGCCTGGCAACGCCAGAAGCGAACCATGGTCGTCGAGGACTTTCGCGGCGTCCCGTGCTGGATGGGCGTCGACCTTGCCAGCAAATTGGACGTGGCCGCACTGGTGATGCTGTTCGAGCGTGGCCAGGAGTCGTTCTGCATCCCGCGGTTCTACGTTCCCGAGGCGGCGCTCGAAGAGAACGACAAGTACCGCCAGTTTGCGACCAGCGGCGATCTGATCGTGACGCCGGGCGCACAGACCGATATCGCGTTCATCGAGGAAGACATCAAACGGTTCGCGTCGATCGTGAGTCTGCAGGATGCCGGCTTCGATGACTGGCAGGCGAACGACCTCATGAACCGCCTTCAGAGCACGAGCCTGAAGGACAAGGTGGTCAACTTCAATCAGACGGTGCGCAACATGAGCGAGCCGATGAAGGAAGTTGAGGCACGCGTGATCAGCCGTCGACTCTGGCACGACGGGAACCCGGTGATGACGTGGATGATGGGCAACGTCGCGGCGAAGATCGACGCGAAAGAGAACATCTATCCGCGCAAGGAAAACGAGAACGACCCGAGATGCAAGATCGATGGCCCGGTTGCGCTCATAACCGCGATGGGGCGAGCGCTCGTGACGAGAGAGCCCGATAAAAAATATCAGATGATTTTCGTCTGATCGCTCACCGATCCATCTGCATGACGCCTGTAATGGTGTCGAACTGAAAGCTCAGCGACCCGGGAACCATCCGGGAATAGGTAAACGATCCGGCCGTCGGCGAGGCATAGATCCTTCCGATGATCGGTCCCGCCACGGACGAGGACTGCGATGACATCCAGCCCCGTCTGTTGCGCGAGCTTACGAGTGTTCTTCTGACTCATGAGTTGGCGTGCCATAGGCCGCTGATCTTACACCCGCCCAACGAGGCGGGTTTTTCATTTCTGGAGACCGCAAATGCTCAAGCGAGCGTACAGCTTGTTCGAGATCAAAGCTGCTGACGACGAAAAGCGCGAGCTGACTGGCATTGCGACGACACCGTCCGTGGACAGCTATGGCGACATCGTCGAGCCGAAAGGCGCGGAGTTCACACTGCCGATTCCGTTCCTGTGGCAGCACAACTCAAGCCAGCCAATCGGGCATGTGACGAATGCGAAGGTCACGAAGGACGGCATTGAAGTCGTCGTGAAGCTGGTCAGCACGGATGAGCCGGGCAAGCTCAAGGAGCGCTTGGACGAGGCTTGGCAGAGCATCAAGCTGAAACTCGTTCGTGGTCTTTCGATTGGCTTCTCGCCCATCGAATACTCGCGAATCGAAGAAACATACGCGTATCGGTACATCAAGTGGGCGTGGCGCGAATTGAGCGCGGTCACGATACCCGCAAACGAAGACGCGCAAATCATCACCGTAAAATCGATCAAGTCAATCGACCGTCAGCTGCTGGCCGCGTCAGGCCGTGAGCAGCGTGGCGGCGTCGCCTTGATCAAATCTCACCCGGCGTCTCGGGAAACCACCGTCCGCAAACGCGGACCCGTGCAAATCATCCCGAGGAAATAACCGTGAAGAAGACTCTCCAAGACCAGATCAAGGATCTGGAAAACACCCGTGCGGCGAAGGCGGCGCGCCTGGGCGAAATCACTCAGAAATCCATCGACGAAGAGCGTTCGATGGATGAGGAAGAGGCAACCGAGTTCGACGACCTGAGCGCCGATGTCGAGCAGGTCGACAAGGACCTCGTCCGCCTGCGCAAGCTGGAGACCTTGCAGGTGAAGTCGGCCGCTCGCGTCACTGTCGACGCTGGCGTGGATCCGGCAGCTGCTTCGAAACAGCGTGGCACCCCGCACATCGTGCCGCTGGATAAGAAACGCGACAAGGGCCTGGACTTCGCCCGATATGTTGGCTGCTTGGTGGCCGGCAAGGGCAGCATCTCGGACTCGCTTCAGTTCGCGAAAGGTCGTTTCAAAGACGACGCGATGCTGCACAAGGCGTTGGACCTGCGTAGTCGCATGAGTGCCGAGCAGATCGTGAAGACTGCTGTCGACATCGGCACGACCACCGACTCGGACTTCGCTTCGCCGTTGGTTTACTACGCCAACATGGTGAACGACTTCATCGACTTCCTGCGTCCTCAGACAATTGTCGGCCGCATTCCTGGTTTGCGTCAGGTCCCATTCGACATCCGCATGGCTCGACAGACTGCAGGCTCGACTGCGCAGTGGGTGGGTGAGGGCGCGCCGAAGCCGCTCAGCCGCCAATCGTTCGATGCCGTGACCTTGGGTCACACCAAGCTCGCAGTGATCACCGTGATCACGGAAGAGTTGGCGAGGTTCTCCAGCCCGTCTGCGGAGACTCTGATCCGTAATGACTTGGCTGCGGCCGTGATTGAGGCATCGGACTCCGACTTCGTGGATCCGGATAACGCCGGCTCTGCGAACGTGAAGCCGGCATCGATCATCAACGGTGTCTCGGCTGTCGGCAGCGGCGGTACGTCGGAAGCCGATGTTCGCAGCAACGTGAACACGATCATGTCGGAGTGGATCACCAACAACAAAGGCGTTGTCGGTGGAGTGTGGATCATGCCGACGGTCGTGGCGATGCGCCTGTCGACGATGGTCAATTCGCTGGGTCAGCCGTCGTTCCCGACCATCAGGGCGGATGGCGGTACGTTCTACGGCCTACCGGTGGTGACCTCGCAGTCGAACGGCCTGCTGAACGGCTCTGCCAACGGCAAGGTCGTGATTCTGGCGAACGCGCCGGAGATCCTGCTGGCGGATGACGGTCAGGTGTCGATCGACGTGAGTCGCGAGGCCTCTGTGCAGCTCGAAGACACGCCGACCAATCCGGTGGTGGCCGCGACGGTTCTGGTCAGCCTCTGGCAGCAGAACCTGCTCGGCATCAAGGCAGAGCGTTACATCAACTGGACCAAGGCACGCAGCACCTCCGCTTCGTGGCTGAACTCGGTCAACTGGGGCGAGTAATCGTTCTGGGCAACGTGTGGCCGGGGACTTCAACCCCGGCCACCTTCTGAGGCTGCTATGAAACTCATCGCGAACAAAGAGATGTACTACGCCGGCAGGATGCTCAAGGCCGAAGAGGAGTTCGAGTGTGAGGAGAAGTTTGTTGATGTTCTGATTCTCGTGAGTTCCGCGCGAAAGCCTAAGCAAGAGAAGCGCGGCTACAAGCGTCGCGACATGGTCGTCGAATCTCCGTGAACGTCAAGACTCAGGTCGCTACGCTGTTTCGAAAAGCGGCCGGCATGCTTGCGCCTATCTCGGGCAGCACGTGGTCATGGTGGCCGCGCGTGCTCGAATCGTTCACGGGCGCCTGGCAGCAGAATGTCACTGTCGACCGCCCGACCGTTGTACAGAACTGGGCGGTGTTTTCGTGCGCGACGTTGATCGCGGGCGATATTGCGAAGATGCCGGCGGCGGTGATGGACTTCGACCGCGCACAGCGGATCTTCATTCCGACGCTGAACCGTCCGGTGCTGCGGCGTCCAAACCGCTATCAGACGTATGTTGACTTCATGCGGATGTGGGTACTGTCGTTGCTGCTCAATGGCAACACGTACGTGCTCAAGCAGCGCGATGACAATGGCTTCATCGTCGCTCTATACATCCTCGATCCCTGCCGAGTCACGCCACTCATTGCGGACGATGGAGGGATCTATTACCAGCTGAGCGAAGATCGCCTGTCACAGCTTGAGGAAAGCGTGGTTGTGCCTGCGAGCGAGATCATCCACGACCGACTATGGACGATCTATCACCCGCTGATCGGCGTGTCGCCGATATTTGCGTGTGGAGTCTCTGCCATGCAGGCAGCCGCGATCCAGCAGAACAGCGCTCTTTTCTTTCAGAACATGAGCCGGCCGAGCGGGATTCTCACTGCGCCCGGTTCGATTTCCGACGAAACCGCGACTCGATTGAAGACAGCTTGGGAGGCGAACTACTCCGGCGCGAATGCCGGCAAGGTCGCAGTGCTCGGCGATAGCCTGACATACAGCGCGATGAGCATTACTGCCACTGATTCGCAGCTCATCGAGCAGCTGAAGTTCACCGGCGAGATGATCTGCGCCACGTTCCATGTGCCGCCGTACAAGCTGGGGCTCGGGCAGATGCCGACGGTCAACAACGTCGCGGGCCTCAATCAGCAATACTACGACCAAGCGCTGCAGCCGCTCGTGGAGAACATCGAGCGCCGGCTGAAGGATGGCCTTGAGGTGAGCGATCCATCCGAAGTATGGCTGGACGAAGGCGTCTTGCTGCGTATGGACCCATCGACGCGCATGGACTCGCACATCAAGGCGATCAGCGGAGCACTGCTCGCGCCGAATGAAGCGCGGCGCATGGAGAACTGGGCACCGCAGGTAGGTGGCGACGTGCTGTATCTCCAGCAGCAGAATTTTAGCCTTGCGGCGCTGGCCAAACGTGACGCGAAGGACGACCCGTTTGCGAAGGAATCAAGCGTTGCGCCATCACCGGTGAGCCCGTCCGAAGAAGAGTTGGACAAGGCGTTTGCTGACGAACGACGCGAATCTCCGCTTACGCTACGAAAGAAGGCTGCATAAATGGACCTGAAGAGCTTCGCCGCCGTCGTGATGAAGCACGTTCGGGAGTATGTGCAGCCAGCGATCGATGAACTCGCACAGAGGATCGACGCGATTCCTGCTGGTAAAGATGGGCGCGACGGCATCGATGGGAAAGACGGTTCGGCAGGCCGTGACGGCATCGACGGCAAGGACGGAGCACCCGGCGAAAACGGCCGTGATGGCGTGGATGGCAGGGACGGATCGCCAGGAGAGCGAGGCGCTGACGGTAAGGACGGTCGTGACGGTGTCGATGGAAAGGACGGCCAGCCTGGCGCGAATGGTCGCGATGGCGTTGACGGGAAGGATGGCGCACCCGGCGCGGATGGCAAGGACGGCCGCGATGGCATCGATGGAAAGGATGGTGCTCCGGGCCTCAACGGTAAGGACGGCGTCAATGGAATCGCTGGGAAGGATGGTGAGCCGGGTCGCAATGGTATCGATGGCAAGTCCGTCACTGTGGACGACGTGCTGCCTCATTTCGAGCAGGCGTTCACGAAGTGGGCGCTGGATTTCGAGCGCCGTGCGCAGGACATCCACACGCGATTGCTCGCGAGTTTTGATAAGCCGAAGGACGGCATCGATGGCACGAACGGCAAGGACGGCTCTGACGGCCTCGGCTTCGACGATATGCGCGTTGAGCACGACGGTGAGCGCGCATTCACACTGATCTTCGAACGCGGCGAGCAGCGCAAAGAGTTCACGTTTCAGCTTCCTGTCGTGCTCGAGCGCGGCGTGTACAAAGCCGGCCAGGATTACGAGCGTGGCGACGGCGTGACGGCGGATGGCAGTTATTGGATCGCGCAGAAAGCCAAGCCGAGTGGCCGCCCTGGGCAGTCGCCGGACTGGCGATTGAGCGTCAAGCGCGGCCGTGATGGGAAGGGCGCCTAATGGCACTGATCACCACGGACCAAGCGCTGCTGCAAATCCGCGGTGGTGACGAAGTCGACGAGGACGAGTTGCAGGAGATGGTCGACGCCGCTTCCGCGATGGTCCTGAACTATCTCAAAAGCGCATCACCCTACGTTCCCGAGATCGACAGCAGCGGCGATCCAGTGGTCGACAGCTCGGGCGATACCGTCTACACCGAGAACGTCCGACCGGAAGTGCAGCAGGCCACCAAGATGCTGGTCGGCTACCTGTGGCGCAACCGTGACGAAAACGCAGATGGCGAGTTCGAGCGCGGCTATTTGCCGATGCCGGTGACAGCGATTCTCTATCCACTCAGACACCCAGCAATAGCATGAACGAAACAGTCAAGATTCTCCGCGCTTTCCGTCCTGGCGACGTGGTGTTTATCGAAGTTCCGGGTTCCCTGAGTTGCGAGGCTCACGCGAGGTATTCGGAGCATCTCAGTGCAGGACTGGAAGGAACGGGCGTGAAAGTCGTGATCCTTACAGAGGGGAGCCGCGTGGCCGCCGCTGAAGAGCATGTGGTAGCAACTGAAGAGAGTGCGGACACGAAGTGAGCCTGTCTGCCGGCCGTCTGCGCCACAAAATCAAAATCCAAGAGCCGAGGCAGCAGCAGGACCCGAATACGGGCGCGATCCGCACGGTGTGGGTGGACTTCGCCACTGATGTCGCGGCTGAGATCGCGCCGCTGAGCGTGCGCGAGTTCATCGCGTCGAGCCAGATGCAGAGTCAGATCACTGCGCGCATCACGATCCGATATCGCGCGGGACTCACGGCGCAGATGCGGATCCTGCAGCCGAGCACCGGGAAAATTTATAACCCAGCTGGATGGCTGGCGGATCCGGACAGCGGGCGCGAGTACGTGACCGCCCCGTGTAGCGAAGGCGCGAACGCGGGAGATTGATGGACTTCGTTGTGCTCGCCACTGGCCAGTCGGTAACGGCTGATCAGGTGGAGTACGTCCGCGAGATGCACGCGGTCGGGAAGTGTGGCGCCATTGCGATCTCCGACATGTACGAGCTTGCGCCATGGGCCGATGCGCTCGTGAGTCAGGACCCGAACTGGTGGGCAAACAATCCCGAAGCATCGGAGTTTACGGGCCGGAAGTTCTGCGGTGGCTTCCATCCGGGCACCGAGCGGTTGGAGCAGACCAGCGAGTTCCATTCCGGGCCGAATAGCGGCCTGCAAGGAATGCGCGTGGCGAGAGACGTGTTCCGGGCGAGCCGCATTGTGCTGATCGGCTTCGATATGCACGGTACGCACTACTTTGGTCCGCATCCAGATCCGTTACCGAACACGACGCCCGAGCGATTTCTGGCGCACATGAGGCAGTTCGCCGCGTGGCGGTCTGGCCTAGCCATCAACTGCACGCCGGGTTCGGCGCTGAAATGGTTTCCAACAGGCGATCTGCGTGAAGTTCTACGTCCTTGACGAGCGCCACGTTTGGTTTGAGCCGATCATCAAGTCGGCCAAGGCGCGAGGATACGACGCTCGCCGAATCTTTCGCGGCGAGGAAGTGAACACAGAGGGCGTCGGGTTCATTCGATGCCACGCTGAACCTCAGGCGCTGCAGAAAAACCAGCGCGACTACGACCTGATGGCCGCTCGCCTGACGATGGTTCAGGACGAGACGCAGGTCAGGCTGTACGAAGACAAGAGCGGGCAATCCGCGCGCTGGTCCGAATGGATGCCGCCGACATGGCGATTCACCGATCGCGACGAGGCGCTGCAGTTCTGCGAGCGGGACGCACCGTATCCGCTGGTCAGCAAGGCGGATGTCGGGGCGAGCTCGGTCAACGTTCGCATCCTGAAGGACAAGCACGAGGCGATTGCGCACGTCGCATCGTTATTCGCTGCGGGCGTTCCGGTGCATCACTGCGCCGGCAATGCGAAGTCGGTTCAGAAGGGCTACGCACTGCTCCAGCAGTTCATCCCGCACACGGTCACGTGGCGCGTGAATGCGGTCGGCACGAAGCGTGCGGCCTTCATGCGCTACTGCTACCCCGATAGACCGGTGGCGCAGACGGGGAACGTTGAGCCAGTCATGACCGTGACCTCGCAGGTCGAATCGCTGCTGGAGTTTTCCAACAGGTTCCTGGAAGCGGCGGACACCAGGTGGTGCGCCATCGACGTGCTTCAGAACGGCGATCAGTGGCGATTGCTGGAAACAAGTCTTGCATTTCCATGGCCGTCGCCGGGCCGGTGCAACGACGCGCCGTTTTTCGGCACGAAGCGGCGCTGGATAGACATATTCGACGTGATGCTTGACGAGATCGAGGCTGGAACGTGGCAGAAGAAGCAATAGCGATAGCAACCCAGATCGCCGCACGCCGGCCGCTGTGGCGTCGATGCCTGTCGCGCGTGTTCGTCCTGTACATCGTTCTCAACATGGCGCTGTGCGCCGTCGTGTTCCTGCCGTGGGCGTTACCGCGAGAAACCATTTCCGGGCTGCTGGGCCGGTGGATCTCGACAGAGCAGGGATGGAAGCGCGTCGCTGGCCTGCTGCTGGGTGGGATTGCTGACCGTATCTATTGGTGGGAGCCCGATCACTGCGTCGAAGTCTACAAATGCGAGCATCGCGCGCGCGAGGTGCTGTACCCCTGATGGATACCAGCAACCTCCGGCGCGCGGTGCCGGACTACGATACCGTCTCACTCAAGCGCTCGTGGATGCGGGCAGCGTTACCCGTCTTCGAGCAGCTAGGAGAACTGTCTGTCTTTCGTGCGATGTCCATTGGCACGCGTCAGATTCTGTATCAGGCAATTCGAGCGATGGGCGCGACCAGCGTGCTGGACATCGGCACGTACACAGGGACCAGCGCTCTCAACTTCGCCCTGGCGACGGGCCGCGAAGGAAGCGTCGTGACGGTGGACATCGTCGACGCCAACGCGCCCGACGGATTCTGGGCCGTGGACAAGCGCCCGCGTTCGCCGCGTCAGCTCATGAAGGCAGCCGGGGTCGCGGAGCGCGTCGAGTTCGTGACGATGGATGCGAACGCCTACCTTCGCGAGACCGATCGCACGTTCGATTTTATCTGCATCGACGCAGCGAAGACTGAGCAGGATACGTACGAGCAAATGGGGCTTGCACTGGCACGGCTACGACCTGACGGCCTGATCTTCATGGACGACGTATTCGCCGATGGCGAGCCAATGCCGTCCGGTTACTTCGAGCCCGCACATTGGAACGTGCTTTGCCGCCTCGTGGATGAGGGTGTGGAGATCCATCCGATCCCAATCACAGAGACACTTCATGGCGCCCGGATTGCTTGTGCGTGGGTGATCGGCGAGTGAGAGATCGGATCGTCGCCCATCGCGGAAATGCGATGGAGCACCGGGAGAATTCTGTCGCCGCGATTCGCTCCGCCGTTGAACTTGGAGCGCGGTTCGTCGAATTCGACGTGCAGATGTCGAGCGACATGGTGCCTGTCCTGATGCACGACGCTTGTTTGCTCCGAACTGTGGGCAAGGACCGTGATTCCTTCGATACGAGCGCTCAGGGACTGAAGGCGCTGGGTGTCGAGCCCTTGTCCGAAGGCATTGCCGCGCTGGGAGATGCGACGGCGTTCGTTGAGATCAAGCGCGACAGCGTGACGAAATTCGGCGCTCGCGCGGTTGTTGATCGGGTGTGCCAGCACTGCCCGCCGGATCAATGCGTGATCATCTCGTTCGATTACGACGCGACGCTCCTGGCTCGAGCCAAGGGCTACCGCATCGGCTTCGTCCTGCCGGACATGGGCAAGAGGAGCCGGGCGAGCTGTGACGTGCACAAACCCGAGTACGTCTTCGTCGATCAGAAACACGTCACCGGCCCGGTGTGGCCAGGATTTCTGTGGGTGTCCTACGAGGTTGCAGATAGAGCGATGGCTGCGCGCCTGATTGGCTACGGCGTTGACCTGCTTGAGACCATGCGCGTCCGGCAGATGCTCCAATGATCGCAGTCATAACGTTCAAGTGGTCGAAGCCAGGCTATCGAAGCACGTTCCTGCCGGTGCACGTCAACACGCTCCGACGGATGGTGGCCCGACATTACCCGCATCCGTTTCGATTCATCTGCGTGACTGACGATCCAGCGGGGCTGGATCCCGAGATCGAACATATCCCGCTATGGGATGACTACTCAGCGATCTCGAATCCGTCCTGGCCGTCGGGCCCGAGCTGCTACCGCCGATTGAAAGTGCACTCGGATTGGTTCGCGGATCAGATTGGCCGCGGGACACGCATGGCTCTCATCGATCTTGATGTCGTGATCACGGATGACCTGACGCCGATCTTTCATCGAGAGGAACCGTTTCTGATGTGGGAGACCGGTAATCCATCCATCACGCACTGTGCATCGATGGTGATGGCGAGGGCGGGCGCTCACCCGGAGATATGGGACACGTTCGATTCCAAGACCTCGCCGCGCCTGGCAACACAGGACGGGCGGATGAAGGGCAGCGATCAAGCGTGGCTCTACTACGTGATGCGGAAACAGCTCGCCGGGTGGGGCACCAGACACGGCGTGTATTCGTATCGCGACCATTGCGTGAAGCAATATCAGAGCAAGCTGCCGAAGGGCGCGCGCATGGTCATATTCCACGGTCGGCCTGACCCTTGGTCCTATTCGGCGCTCCAGGCGTCTCCCTGGATTCACGATCACTACTACTAGCGATGACGCCCTCAGTATTCGCCATCGTCTCGGCATCCAGCGCGTGCCGGGCAGTGCTCGGCAGCCCGCCGAACATGCGCTTCTATCCGTTTGGCGAGGCGCCGCAAGGCAAGCCTCCGGTTTACGCCGTGTGGCAGATGCCGTTCAGCACGCCGGCTAACTATTTGGGACAGGTGCCCGACGCGGACAATGCCCGAGTGCAGATCGATGTTTATGGAACGGATCAGGCGGCCGTCACCACAGCCGGGCTTGCTATCCGGGATGCGATCCAGGAACACGCGAACATGATCAACGCGGCTCAGCGTCCGCGCGATCCCACGACGCGCAACTACGGCTACATGCTCGACTTCGAGTTCGTCACGGACAGATGACGACATGCGTCGTGCTTGCTACCGGCGAGAGCTTATCGCCGTGGCAAGTCGCGCACGTTCGAGCCGCACACGACGAAGGCCGCTGTAAGGCGGTCGCCGTGTCGGATGCTTACCAGCTCGCGCCATGGGCGGATGCGATGGTGAGCAATGACATGCGGTGGTGGCGGCAGCACCCGGAGGCGGTGAAGTTCGCTGGCCGGAAGTTCTGCGGGGCTGATTACCGGGGCACCGAACGATTGCCACCCAACCCGACGTTTCCAGCCGGGACTAACAGTGGACTACAGGGCATGCGCGTGGCGGCAATGCTGGGAGCAACGCGGATCGTCCTGCTTGGGCTCGACATGAAGGGCACCCACTACTTCGGCAAGCATCCGTCGACGCTGAAGAACTCAACGCCCGCTGATTTCGAGCGGATGCTGATTCAGTTCCGCCGATGGAGATCGGACGCCGAAGTCATCAACTGCTCACCGGGTAGCGCGCTCACGTGCTTCAAGACCGCGAATCTCGCCGACGTGTTGTGACACCGTGCAAGCCGTGTTCGGCCGCACGTCGGTTCCTGCCTCAGAAACTGCGTGATCGATTGGAGCAGTTGGAACAGCGATGGCGGAAGAAGTTGAAGGACTCGGCGAACTCCTGAGGACGCTTCAGGCGCTGCCGAAAGAGATCGTGAGCGTCAAGGGTGGACCGGTGCGCACTGGCCTGAGAGCGGCCGGGAAGGTCTGGCAGCGCGCGGCGCAAGCAAACATCGATCGCATCGTCGCCGCGCCGAACAAGGACGGCCGACCCAGCGTGTCGAGCGGCACGCTCAAGAACGCCGTGATCGTGAGTCGTGACCCCAATCCGCAAAGGTCAGGTGCGAATGAGCGCGTGCTGGTGAGGCTCCGAAAGAAGGGGCGCGCGCCAAATGGACAATCGGTTCATGCGTACGGCGGCATGCTCGAGTTCGGCAATGAGCAAGTACCGGCCAAGTCTTGGCTACGTCCTGTCGTGCCCGAGAAGTCGTCCGAGGCGCTGAGCGTCTTTATCACCGAGACACGCAAGGCGATTGATCGCGCCGTGAAGCGAGCGCGTCGGAAAGGTTGATTTAAACCAGTGTTTGGAAGCCCGCCTTGAGCGGGCTTTTTATGCCCGCCACGTGCGGGTTTTTTCATTTCTGGAGAACTGAAACGTGGCGAAGCGAACACAGGGCACGATGCTCTATCTCATCGTGCCGGCAGAAGACGCGGAGCCCGCGGAGTTGCTGCGGGTTGGGTGTGTGACGAATCTGACAGGTATCAGCGCGACACGCGATCAGATCGAAACGACGTGCCTGGAATCGCCGGCGCGCACGTATGAAGCCGGCATGCCGACCCCTGGCACGGCCACCTTCACGATCAACTTCGAACCGGAGGATGCGTCGCATCTGGCGGTTCACTCGCTGTTCCGATCCGGCAACAAAGTGGACTGGGCAATCGGTTGGTCGGATGGCACTGCTGATCCGGCGCTCGACACCGATGACACGTTCGACATCCCAGACACGCGCACGTGGATCTTGTTCAACGGCTTCGTGAACGACGTGCCGTTCGATTTTGCCCTCAACACGGTGGTGACATCGAACATCGGCATCCAGCTGTCCGACTTCCCTGAGATCTTCCCGCGGACGGCGAGCTAACCCATGGACTTCGATACCGAACGTCACGCCGTAGTCGTGAAGCACAAGGACAAGGAAGTCACTTACTACATCCGCGAACTCGGCTACTACGAGTTCCAGGAACTGAATCAGGAAGCGGCGCGCACCTATCCCGACACGAAGGATAGTGAGCGTCGCGGCCTGAAGGTCCTGCACGACACGGCCGTGGCTGCCATCGAAGACAAGGAAGGCAATCCCGCGTTCACGCATGCGACTTGGAAGCGGCTACCGAAAGAGCCCGCGACCGAACTCACGAACGCCGTCATGAAAGCGCAGGGCATTGATCTTGAGAAGGCCCGAGAAGAGGCCGACAGCGACGCGTCGGAGGACACCGAGGGAAACGCGTAACGGTCGACGATCTCTGGCACGAGATCGCGTGCGCGATTGGACGACCGGTACGCGAATGCAAACGGACGATGAGCCACAAGGAATGGATGGATTGGCTCGAATACTTCAACCGCAACGGACGACTCGATCCGATCCGCATGTACGACCGTGGCTCGGCACAACTGTGTTCGATTGTGGCTAACGCATTGGGAGGCAGCGGAACGATGGAAGATTTCCTGCCTTACCGACCGAAGCCGAAGCTCGACAACCTGGACGATTTCGTCAAAGCCTTTGGCATGGTGAAGCATGGCCGGACTCGGTAGCCTTTTCATCGATCTACTTGCGCGGACAGGAAAGTTCGAGACGGATATCGGCCGTGCCGCGCGCGTGGCTGAGAAGCGGGCGAAGGAGATTGATCGATCTTTCAAACGGCTTGGCTCGCGTATCACTGGCGCACTTGGCGGGATCGCAGCTGGATTCTCACTCGGCGCGATTATCACCGAGACGGCGAACGCTGAGAAAGCACTAGCCGCGCTCGACAATGCCGTCAAGAACAATGCGGGCGCGGCTGGACTGTCGACCCGAGAACTCTCCGACATGTCTTCGGAGTTGCAGCGGCTCACCACATACGCCGACGACTCGATCCAGGGGATGCAGTCACTGCTTCTGACATTCCGTCAGATCAGCGAGCCGGAGTTCAAGCGGGCACAGGTTGCAGTACTGGATCTCGCTACTGCCCTTGGTCGAGATCTGAACTCTTCGGCGCTGCTGGTTGGTCGAGCGCTGGCTGATCCTGAGAAGGGGATGAAGCAACTCGCACGAGCCGGGGTTGTGTTGTCGGAGTCCCAGCAGGATCTCATCAAGAATCTTACTGCGACAGGGAAGGTGTCGGAGGCACAGGCGGCGCTGCTCTCGCAATTAGAAGCACGATTCGGGGGCGCTGCCAAAGCAGCTAAAAATACCCTGGGTGGCGCCATTGAAGGCTTGAAAAACTCGTTTGGTGATCTGCTCGAAGCGGAGTCCGGCGTGAGCGCGCTCACGAAGTCGGTCAACGAGCTATCGGATGTCCTTTCCGATCCGAAAACCAAGGAGGGCGTGGATGCCATCCTCGGCGCTATCGCACGCGGCGCAGCTAATTTGGCGCAAACGATTGCAGCGGTTGGCAATGCCTTCAAATGGTTCTTCGAGAATTCCGACAAGTGGCATCCGCTCTTCCAAGGAATCAACTACGCCAGAAAGGAACTCGACTTCTTCCTGTCCGATGTAGATCTCCTGAAGGATCAGATTCGGTTTCTCGAAGAGCAGCGTGACACTATCCCCCTTGTGTTCACGCTGGGCTTCAGCAACCTGAACCCTGATAGCTTCCTTGGTGTCCTCACTAAGGGCGATATCGCGAAGCGCATTCAGGAGATGAACCGTGAACTGGCGCGGCTGCAGTACGATCCTAACCAATCGAGTGGGCCAAAGAACCCGCGCCGTCGATCCGCTGCTGTAGAAGCCGCTCCATCCGAAGAATTCGAGAAGCTTTCGTCAAAACTGCAAGAGCAGATCGCACTGTACGGCAAGGTCGGCAAAGCGGCCGAGGTCAGTTACCAGATCCAGTCGGGTGCACTGGATGAACTGAGCGGGAAGGAGCAGCAGCAGCTGCTCGCGCTCGCCCGTCGCTACGATGCCATCGTTGCGTCTGTCGACGCCGAGAAGAAGCTCTCTGAGGAACAGAAGAAGGCCGTCGAAGAAATCACGAAGATGACGCAATCGCTGGAGCAGCAGGTTGCGACGTTCGGCATGGGTGAGACGGCAACGATCGCCTATCGAGTCGCTCACGGTGATCTGGCACTCGCGTTTCAACAAGCTGGCGCGGATGGCGCGGCATTGAAGGACAAGCTGCTCGATCTCACGCTGGAGCTGGAGGTCATGACCGATGCCGCGAACGGAGCGGCAGAAGCGATATCTGACTTCGCCCAGCAGAACAGCGAGAGCTTGAATCAAAGCCTCGAAGCATTCGAAGCAGACTTCGAAGAGCGATTCATCAAGGGCGTCGACAAACTCACGGCGTATCAAGAGCAAGCCGCACGTAACACGCAGGACATCATCGCCGACACGCTCCTTTCCGGATTCGACAAGGGCGTGGACGGAATCCTGAAGTCCTTCGGCGACATGATCGTCAAACTGGTCGGGCAGGCGGTCGCGGCGGACATCGCCGGGAAGCTGTTCGGCGCTGCTGGTGGCGGAACCGGTGGCGGATGGGTTGGCATGGCTGCGGGCTGGCTCGGCGGATTGGCTGGTAACCGTGCGATAGGCGGCCCGGTGCTCGCTGGCATGAACTACCACGTCAACGAGCGTGAGCCCGAGTTCTTCAGGCCGCGCGTCGGTGGCGACATCATTCCGCTGTCGAAGATGCCAAACATGGGCGGCGGTATGTCCCTGACGCAGCACTTCACCGTGAAGCCCGAAACAGGCGAGCGCGTGACCCGGCGAACCGAACAGCAGATCGCGGCCGCTGCATCTCGTGGCCTGGCCATGGCCAGCAGGCGGAACAACTGATGCTGGTTCCAGACACGACCGAGATCTTCCCTGCCTGTCCGTCGTTCGGCTTCACGTCAGGGCCGCGATACAAGACGAAGATCATCGAACGCGAAGGCGGGCACGAGCGACGCACGCGCAAGTGGTCGCGACCGCTGCATCGATACGCGTCGGTGCCCATCGGTAACCGGGCAGAGGAAGAGATTCAGGAGATTCTTTACTTCTGGCACGCGATGGGCGGCATGGCCACGGGCTTCAGGCTCAAAGATTACGCCGATTTCAAAAGCTGCAAGACACACGAGACGGCGACGCCGCTGGATCAGCCGTTCATTCTGATTGAGGACAGTCCGGGCGGATATCAGCTGGTCAAGACCTATGCGATCGGCTCGATTCAGCAGGTCCGAGAAATATACAAACCCAATGGCGACACGATCCGCGTGGCGAATGAACTAGGCGAGGAGCAACCGGAGAGCGCTTGGACTGTGGATGAGGGGACGGGGTTGTTGACGCCCGAGTCCAGTTTCGCAGGCACACCGACGAGCTGGGGCGGGGAGTTCTACGTCTACGCCCGATTCGACAGCGAGCTCGACATTGCCATCGCCGAGCAGCGCATTCAGCAGTGTGATTTCTCGCTGACTGAGATTCGGATTCCGCGCGTATGAAGACAATCGCGGCAGATCTACTCGCACATCTGCGTGGCGAGGTGTCGACCCTCGCGATCTGCTGGACGATTGAGAAGGGCAACGGCGAAGTTATCCGCTCTACGGACCACGACCGTGACATCGAGATCACAACCGGGCGTTACGCGGGCGTGTATCGAGCGGTCGCGAACTTCACCGCCTCCGATGTGCGCTCCACGAGCGACATGTCGGTGGACAACATGGAGGTGGATGGCGCACTTGCCGACGCCTACGAGATCCCAGACATCACGGTTGCAGAGATTGAAGCGGGCTTGCTGGACAACGCACCAGTCGAAGCGTTCGGGGTGAACTACAACGCGCCTGACCAGGGGCAATTGATCGAGCGCCGTGGATATCTCGGCATTCCGGCGCGTGACTCGGATGGCCGATACAAGATCGAAGTTCGCGGACTCGCGCAAAAACTCCAGCAGAACATTGGATGGACGTACTCCGACCGCTGCAACGTGGTGGAGTTCGGTGATAGTCGGTGTGGATTCAACGTGGCGGCGGTGACGCGCACAGCCGTGGTGACGGCGGTGTATAGCCGGCGGCGATTCGATATCGAGATCACGGCCGGTGATGCGGCTCCCAACGCTACTTACTTTGACGGCGCGAAGCTCACGTTCACGAGCGGCGACAACAACCAGTTTTTCCGCGAGGTGAAGCGGGTGACGACGGTGGGCGATACGCTGACGGTCACGACGTGGGAAGAGTTTCCGGACGAGCCGGAGGTCGGCGATACCTTGACGCTTCCGCCAGCGTGTAATCGTCTGCTCTCGACCTGCCGAGACGTTCACAACAACATCATCAACTTCCGCGGCTATGGCGTCTTCGTGCCGGGCGTGCTCGAGATGATGAAGGGAAACTCGAGATCTGAGACATCCAGTGGCGGTGGTGGAAAGTGATCAAGGGCGCGCATGTGATCACCGCCGACCAGCTGATCGTGGCCGCCCGCGCACTGAAGGATGTTCCCTGGCGAAACCAGGGCCGTACAGCGGATGGCGTTGATTGCGGCGGCTTCGTTGTGTTGGCCCTGAGGAATGCCGGGCATGACATTGCGAAGTACGTCGGCGAGCGCCTGCCGCACCAGTATCACCGTCGCGCAACCCCGAAGATATATGAGTTCGCTGCTCGTCATGGGGAACGGATCTCCAATCCGTGCCCCGGCTGCGTCGTGTTGTTCAAGTTCGATGGCGACAAACAACCGAGGCACTTCGGCATCGTGACTTACGACGGCAATGTCATTCACGCGGATACGATTCGCTGTCGTGTGCTGGAGCATGGTTTGCGGGCGCAATGGGCGCGGTGGGCGCACTCCTATTGGAAGATTCCGGGAGTGCAGTACGCGTGAGTAACACGGGCCAGATCGCTGGAGCGATACTTGGCGGCGTTGTGGGTTTCCTTGTCGGTGGTCCGACGGGTGCCTTGTATGGCCTGCAGCTAGGTTTACTCGCCGGCACGATAATTTCTCCGACGCAACTGCCCACGATGCTGGGGCCACGGCTCGAAGATTTTCGAACGACGGCGGCGCAAGTGGGAACGCCTGTCGTTCGTTCCTGGGGAACGATCGCTGTACCGGGCACCGTGCTCTGGCTCGGCGCGGTCGAAGAGGTCGCCACTACCGAAGAGATCGACGGCGGGTTGTTCGGTCCTGATCAGTCCGTAACGACGTACACCTATTACCAGTCCATTGCCGTCGGTCTGGTCGGGAATGAGATCAGCGGAATCCTGCGCGTATGGGAAAACGGCGAGCTCGTGTATGACGCGCGAGACCAGCAGATCGGCGAGACCTCGGATGAGTTCCTGGAGCGATTCCAGGCCTCGCGTCGCTGGCGCGGAGGCGTGGAGATCTACACCGGCACCGAGGATCAGATGCCGGACCCAACGATTGAAGCTGCGGAGGGCGTGGGCAACGTGCCGGCCTTTAGAGGTCTTGCCTACATCATCTTCAACCGTCGACAGCTGCTGGATGGGCAGGGCCGTCGTCATCCGCAGTGGCGCTTCGAGGTCTTCAGCGGTACCGGAGAGCGAGCATACATCCCGCCCACGCCACTGCCCGACAGTGTCATGTCGGGATATCAGGCCGATGTGATCATGGTGCACTGGGACCGCGGTCTGGTGTATTTCGTGGACCGAACTGGAGGCGCGGATCAGGAAGGTTTCCGCGTCTTTCGGCTCAGCGACAACACGGAGATTCGGCAGCAACTGTTTACCGATGCGCTTGCGGAGAGTGCGAGGCCTGATCCGAACATTGGAGTCGGACAGCCGACGGTTGGGTATCTGGGACACATCTATTTCTCGTGGTTCACGACGGTCAACAACGTGGCCATCGCTCGGATTGATCCCGACACGATGGTCATGGATTTGTATCGGCCTTCCGGTGGCAGTTCGGATTTCTGGCGAGAGGCTGTCACGTTCTATGTTCACCGCTACGGTGACTTGATCTTCACGGTATCTCTTTCTGGCGGGCACTTCAGCTTGTACAACGGACTGACCCTTGAAGGCTCTCCGATCTGGTCGCCGGGTGGCGCATACACAACTGGAAAAGTCTGTCGCGGAAATTTCTTCGTAGAAATTGAGGATCTTCTCAACAATTGGACTTTCGCCTACGGACTGGCCTACGACCCCGCGACATCGGGCACGTCTCTGCCGATCCTGCTTCGCAGAGTTTATGCGGGCAGGAGGGCTTTCGGTAATCGACTGCTATGGGGAAGCGAACCCTACGGCACCATTCAGCCGTCGCAGATCGTGCCAGCGTGGACGCGCATTGAGGAGGTCAGAGTATTCCTGTGGGATGAAACTGATCGAACGTTCTTGATCGGGCTACGTGGCGGCGAAAGCTCGGGCGGCGAGTCGGATCGGTTGTTCAAATGGGACCCGGACACCTCATCGGTGGTCTGGAACGTCGAAACGAGCTTACCCGTCTATAATGGTCAGCTGAATCTATCTCGCGTGCAGAACAGCCGAATGGCTTGGCCGACTGCCAGTCGAGTCACTCGATACTTCAACACGAGAGACGGAACCTACCAAGACATCGACTGGAGCGAGGAAGCGGATAACTCCTTCACGGGAGAGCAGGTCTTCGACGGCGGCAGTAACCGCATGGTTACGTTTGAGATTGGGCGCGGGCCGGTGGTGCTGGAGTTCGGTACACCGTCGCCGCGAGACGTTTCGCTCGCGACCATCGTCTCTGACGTTTGTTACGAATGCGGTCTCAGCGACGAAGACATCGACGTAGCCGATCTGGAGTCTCGATACGTCCACGGATATGCACGCACGCGTCCTATGGCGGGACGCGCCTGCATCGAACCGTTGCGCATGGTGGGATTTTTTGATTGCGTTGAATCGGGTCGCGTCCTGAAGTGGCCGACGCGAGGCAAGGCGGCAGTCGCGACCATCGACGCAGACGAACTCGGCGCGCACGAGGGCGAAGAGGCGCCGCCCGCTGTGACGACGAAGAAGCTCAGTGCGCTTGAATTGCCGCGCGCCATACGGGTGCACTACCTGGCGCCCTCGCGAGACTACGAACCGGGCGAACAGATCAGCCCGGTGCGACTGACCACCGATGCCGTGAATGACGTGGACGTGGATCTGGCCGCTGCATTGGACGATGACCAAGCGGCGCAGATCGCAGAGATCATCTGGGCGGATGCATGGAGGGCCAGATGGGTTCATGAGACAGCTATCGACCGATACTGGTCTCCGTTGGAGCCGGCCGACGCAATCATATTGCCGGTCGATGGCCGCAACGAGCGCGTGCGGATCGCGACGATGACCACGTCCGATCTGATTCTCAAACGACTTGAACTGGTCCGTGATGACGATGGGGCGTATGAGTCGACGGCAGTCGCTGAGGTCCCGCAACACCAGCCCGGCAGGCTCATCTCCTACGGGAGCACGAGCCTGCTGATGCTCGACTTGCCAGCCTTAGTGGAAGCGCATGATGACGCGGGCTTCTACGCGGTGGCTTCGCGAGGCGGCTCGGGGACGGCATGGGCTGGGGCGGTCATCTACCGAAGCGCCGATTCAGGCGCGACGTGGGCGGAGGTGGGCTCTGTCAGCAGCGAGGCGACCACCGGGTGGATTGAGGCGCCGCTGGAGCCCGGCATCACAGGCACATGGGATTACGAGAGTGCCATCGATGTCACGATTGCGACGGGGACGCTGGAGAGTCGGTCGAGGGACGCCGTTCTGGCCGGCGCGAACATGGCAGCGATTGGCGTGGATGGTCGGTGGGAGATCGTCCAGTTTGCCGATGCGGAGCTGATTGCAACGAATCGCTATCGCCTCACAACGCTGTTGCGAGGTCGGCGCGGTACGGAGCACCTGATCGACACCAGCGTCATTGATGACTATTTCGTGCTGGTGTCTGGGCCGGGCGTCGTTCGATTGCCGCTGTCGACCGGCCAGATCGGGGCGACGATGCTCTACCGTGCGGTGACCATCGGGACCTCAATGGCGTCTGCGCCCACATCGTCCTTCGTGGGGCACGGCATGGCGCTGGAGCCGTTCTCACCAGTGCATGTACTCGGTGCGCGCGACAGCTCGGAAGACGTGGCCATCACGTGGACACGTCGAGATCGCATCTATCAAACCATGCGCTCTGGGGTGGAGCTGCCGAACTCCGAAGTCAACGAGTCCTATTCTATCGACATCATGGACGGGTCCTCGGTCGTGCGTACGCTCACGAGTTCGACACCGTCGGTGGTCTACACCGCCGCGGATCAAACGACTGACTTCGGTGCACCTCAATCCGAGGTCACCGTCCACATCTATCAGCTATCCGCATTCGTCGGCCGTGGCACGCCGGCAGAGGCCACGATATGACGACACCGATTCTCGGCATGGACGAACTCGCGGCGGCTCAAAGCCAGCCCGAGGTCATCGTCAATGCCGCCCTCCGTGCGCTCGAAGCGGCGCTGCAGATCTCTGCACTCGGATACCAGAATGATCCACCGGGCTCGCCGAGCGAGGGCGATCGCTATTTGGTGGGCAACTCGCCGACCGGCGCGTGGACGGGCCATGCGCAGGAAGTGGCGTATTACTCCGGCGGTTGGCAGTTCCTGGAGCCGCGACCCGGCTGGCGCGCATACATCCCCGGTGACGCCGAGTACGTGTATGACGAGAGCAGTTCGGGGTATTGGGAACCGGGCGGTCCCGGCGGGCCGCCTCCATATGATGTGGGCGCAATGGTGGCGGGCGTTCCAGATGCCGACGCTGTGTGTCTGCGATATTCATTCCCGCGCGAAGTGACATTCGCGGCGGGGTTGTCTCCGTCGCAAGGCGTGGCAGGTGTGGCCGCGACCGGTGAGACCGACTTCGACATCCAACAGAACGGGGTGTCGGTGGGCACGATGACCTTCGCTGCCGCTGCCACGACAGCGACCTTCGACATGGACTCAGAGACGGTCTTCGAAGTCGGCGACGTGCTCACCGTCATCGCACCCAACACGCCGGATGCGACGCTCGCGGATATTTCTTTTGTGCTTTCTGGTACGCGCTAGAGGGTGACGAAATGACCTTGCGGTTCTTTGACGGCTGGGATCACTACGCAACAGCCGATGCAGCCGAGATGTGGAGTGCATTCGATGGCACTTCGTCCGGGCAATCTATCGCATCCGGCGCGGGGCGTCGCGGTGGAAATGGGTGGACGTGCAACACAACAGGTCGAGGGTTGACTATCGCAATCCCGTCGACCTCCACTGTCATACTGGGGTTCGCGTTGAACATGGGTGCCGCGCCAGCGTCAGCCATGAATATCGTTGAGCTTCGAGAAGTATCAACGCTGCACATTGCACTGAGAATTAACACAGACCTGTCCGTAAGCGTTCTACGAAACACGACTGTGTTGGGTACGTCCGCATCCGGTGTCATTACCGCTACGGGATTCTGTTATGTAGAGCTGAAGACCCTGATCAACGACAGCACCGGCACTTACGAGGTTCGGGTAAATGGAGGAAGCGTCCTTTCCGGAACGGGCGCTGACACGCGGAACAGTGGAACGTCTGGCGTGATCACAGTCGCCTCGATTCTCTTCGCCCGAGGTGGGCAGATATTCGATGACTTCTATATCTGTGACGGTGCTGGATCGGTCAACAATGATTTCCTCGGGGACCGTCGCGTTGATGCCTATTTTCCAAGCGCCAACGGCAACAGTTCGCAGATGGTGGGCAGTGACACAGATTCCACCGACAACTATCTGCTGGTGGATGAGACCAGTCCAAACGACGACACAGACTACGTGCAGTCGGACGTGCTCAACAACAAGGATACGTACACGTTCCAGAACATGGTGCATACGCCGTCATCGATCTCGGGTGTTATGGCACTCGCGAACGCGAAGAAGGACGATGCCGGAACTCGTTCGATTGCCATCGTAACGCGGTCGGGCGGTGCTGACTATGACGGGTCATCGCATGCGCTCTCGACCAGCTATACCTACTATCGCGATATCCTGGAGACGGACCCGGCCACGTCGGCCGCATGGTCTCTGAGCGGATTCAACAACGCTGAGTTCGGGCCCAAGGTGGCGGTATGACGGTCGCGCGCACTACCCAGGAAGTTGCGCTAACGCTCAGCGCGGTGACTCCAGTAGCGCGCGTTTCGCAGGCCGCGACACTGGTGCTCAGTTCCAACTCGCTGCATGCGATCACGTCGCAGGTCTGCGTGCTGATGCTCAGCGAGAACGTCCCCGATGATGTCGTTGGATCGAACGCCAACAAGTACCGTCAGATCCAGATCGCCTGTTAGAGCAGTCGTCGTATCACATGCACGATGACGGCGATGATGATGAGCAGGATGAAAATCGCGGTGGCCATGCCGAAACCACGCACGGTGGGCCATAGCGTCCAGTTGGCGAGCCAGCACCAGAAATATCTGATGCGTCCCATAAGAGAACATCCTTTATGAAGGGGTTAATGCGGTTCGTTGGTATAATCTAGTCACAATGCACCTAAAGCCAGTGATTCCAGGATCAAAATTCAATCGCTGGACAGTACTGCGAGAAGCGCCGCGAGCAAATCCTAAATGCCCCCGCTATTTCTGTAGGTGCGATTGCGGAACTGAGCGAATCGTGGCTTGGGGGGCAATTAAATTGGGCAGGTCCAAATCTTGTGGATGTCTTCGCAACGAGAAGACCGTCGAACGAAGCACGCTTCATGCTCATGCAAAGCGCGACAATGTGACATCGACATATCGCGCATGGCGAAACATGCTGAATCGATGCTATGTGGGAACAAACGAGTCTTACTATCGATACGGCGGTCGTGGAATAACTGTTTGTGATCGGTGGCGAGCTTCGTTCGCTGCATTCCATGCAGACATGGGCAGTAGTCCTGGTAATGGGTTTTCGCTCGATAGGCGAGACAATGACAAAGGCTACTGTAAAGAGAATTGCAGGTGGGTTTCTTCTGCAGAGCAGGCGAGAAACAAATCCACGAATGTAATCATAGAATATGATGGAGAAAGGAAGCCCTTGGTGGATTGGGCGATATCTTCCGGCATTACTTATAGCGCCATTGTGCAGCGAATTTATGCAGGCTGGAGCATTCATGACGCGCTTACTAGACCGACCAGGATAACTTCCAGGTCCAAGTGATGGTCACTCAATCGCGCTAACGCCCCCTTCTGGGGCGTTTTTTATGCACAACGTCATTCGATCCCCACGAGCGAACCTCCGTGTACCAGCGCCTAATTGATCTCGTTCTCTCGCTCATTGCCCCGCCGAGGAATGCCGGTGCTACTGAGATGCGCCGACACGCGGTCGCGCTCTCGGTCGCTGTCGCCATGATCTACGGCTACATAGCTATCTCATGGGGCGCGCTGTCGTCAATTGGAATCTCTGGCTTTGCCAAGGCCGACGATCTGGAAAGCCTGCAGGACGAAAGCGCGGAGGTGCGAGTGACGCTGTATGGAATCGCGATCCGCGACCTGTACCGCTCGTGCCGGAATGCGGCCGACTACGATGATCGGCTCGCGCTCAACGAAGAGCTGCAGCGGGTTCGCGCCAAGTACGAGAACGCCGTCGGCGTGCCGTACCTCCTTCCTCCGTGCATTGAGGGAAGGTAAACCAACCCATGACTCCAGCTGATCTTGCGGCATTCATGCCGCTTGCGGGCCCGCGTGCGTCGATCTACGCCGAGCCGCTGACGCAAACGATGATCGAGTTCGGCATCGACACGCCGAAGCGACAGGCCGCCTGGCTGGCCAACCTCGCTCACGAATCCGGCAGCCTGCGCTACGTCAAAGAGATTGCCAGCGGTGCTGCGTACGAAGGCCGGCTTGATCTCGGCAACACCCAGCCGGGCGACGGCAAGCGCTTCAAAGGCCGCGGCTTCGGTCAAATCACAGGGCGCGCGAACTATCTCGCCTGCGGGCAGGCGCTTGGTTTGGACCTGATCGCGAATCCGGAATTGCTCGAGCAGCCATTGCCGGCCGCCCGATCCGCCGGGTGGTTCTGGAAAGTGAAGCGTCTCGCGCCGCTGGCCGACGACGACAAGTTCGGCTCCGTGTGCCGATTGTGGAATGGCGGTTTCAATGGAATCGATGACCGTATCCAGCACTGGCTTCGGATACGAAGGATTCTCGGACTGTGAGGTTCTGCAAATGAAAGCTTTCTTCGATGAACACGGCACCAAGATCTACGGTGGCGTGACTGCATTTCTCGGTGCGCTCGCGACGCTCATTTCGACGGGCGCGTTCACCCAGTTGATGACGCCGGTTGCGATCGGCTGGCTCAACATCTTTGTTTCTCTGGCGACCGCCACCGTCGGTGGTATGACCATCGCGCGCGGGTTCAATAACAGCACTCAAGCGAAGGTCGCCAGCGCTCTTGAAACGGCGATCAAAGCTCAATCCCCGAAGGAGTAATCCCATGCGAAAACTCGCGATCATTCCCTTACTGCTGATACTCACGGCGTGCGCCTCGCTCGGTTTGGCACCGGCGAAAACGTTCGACGAACGCTGGTCCTACGCTCAAGGGCAGACCACCGGCCTGCGCGACGCATCCACACGAGCACTCGACGCCAAGCTCATCACTTCGGGCGACATGGAGTACTGCATCGCTGTGGCCGACCGCTCGACGCAGATGCTGACCATGGCGAGGGCTGCCTACCACGTCGGCGACATCTCGACGGCCGAAGGGCGCTTGCTTTTGGTGAGCAACATCTTGACCGATCTCGAAACGTACCTGACCCAGAGGGCTAAGTAATGAACGAGCAAGTGATGGCAGCCGGCCTGATGCTGGTCAATACGCTGCTTCAGCGAGCGATGCAGGTGTCGTCACGGATTCAGGCCGGGACGCTGAGTCAGGACTTCCTCGACGCCCAGCAGATCGAAGATGGCGAGGCGAGGCAGCGTCAGTTGGATGCGCTGGAGCGCGCGAAGGCCAAAGGGCGGTAGGGGATTACGAGGCCGGTCTGCGCTTCGTGGCCTTGAACGCGGCCAGACGTTCCCGCAACGGAATCTCGCGATGAGTAGCGAGCGGCGGCGCTATCGTCAATGGTGACGGGCCAGGGCAGTTGAATACCTCAGCTCGCTTGCTTTTCGGCTTTCGAGTCACAGTGACCTCCTGAATGCCTCGAACCCAAGCGTCAGCCGGACACACGCTCGTTCCACGCTGCCATAGCCTTTCGTTGGGTTTCCTCTTTGCTGCCGCTCCAGCCCTCCGCGAATGCCTTTCCCCGAGCGCCATAGCCAGTGCATACGATGTAATGGTCAATCTCGTGCCCTTGGCCGCTTGGACCGTCCCGGCGGAGAGCTCCCGATCCACCGCAAAACGGGCACTGCTTAAGGTCGTAGGTTCTAGTCATCGTCAGTGCCTTTTGGACTCTCGCCCCTGGATGTAATCCTCGACCGCATCTTGAATCACTTGCGCCAGATCGTTCTTCGATTCCATTGTCGCATCATCCGGTAAGAAGTGGCAGGCCAGTTCCAGGCACAATGGATCGAAGCTGTACTCTCGATTGATGCCAGACATATCCGTTCTCCGTGGCATGGAATGGGCTATCGGTCGCCCGGTCGTTCTTTGCTGGGATGCGATCCTAGCCGGCCGGATCTGTGTGCGTCTGCCGCGCAGCCGCCTCATCGCTCCGAATCCACCTCCCGCCGACACCGCGGGCACAGCGGCCGGTCGTCTTCAGGGTGCCGGTCGCGCTCCTGAAAGGTGTTACCGCACTCCGAGCAGGTGCATTCGACCCGCGGAAGCTTCCCGGGCTTGAGCATCGATCCCAACTCCGGTTTGTGCTTGCGCCTGTAAGTCGTGATGCGCCGCAACGTCCCTCTGCTCCCGTCCTTCTAGACTGGGCAGAGAGGGTGCCACACGAACGCCATTCCCCAAAACCGGGAATCACCTATTCGGCCTTTATAAGCGTCGGTCCCCAATGAACGGACCGACCATTGAACCACCTCTACAGCAAGCGGCAGGAGAAGCTGTGCGCGCTCCTGAAGGAATGCCGGCTGAAGGCCGGACTCACTCAGCAGCAGCTCGCTGATCGCCTGAAGCGCAGCGACAACTTCGTTTCGTACGTCGAGCGAGGGGAGCGGACATTGGGAGTGCTCGAGTTCCTCGACTACGTCGAGGCGATGGGCGCCGATCCGAAGGGGCTGCTCGGCAAGCTAATTAAGTGAGCGGCCCTTTGCCGGTCAGCTGGTACGAGTCCACTTTCTCGTAGCCGTCCAGGTCGAACACGTCGATTCGACGCACGAGTACGAGCTTGGTGTCGAACACGTACTCGACGTTCCACAGCGTCCCATCCTTATCGCGCACGATGTCGCCCTTCGTGAAGTCTGTGGGTTTCATGGCTCGCGCTTCCGCATAAACGTCTCGATGTAATCCGCCCGATCGCGCCACAGATCGTACTCGCCCATTGCCTCGCGAGCAGCCTCATCGTCACCGGTCTCGTGCAGGTACAGGCATCCCGACGCCCAGCGCTCCTGCATTACGATTGTTTGGGCGAGGGCGCCGATGATGGGCTGGATGTCAGGGCGGGGCATTATTTACGCCCGCGTATCAGCGCCTGAGCGACGCCAAGAACGGGGACGCCAACGAGGGCAACGCCAACTAACGACGGACCGCCAAAGTAGCTGTTTATGACGGCCGCGAGGATTGCTGTGACTCCGATAGCAGCTCCGAGCCACTGACCGCGCCAGTGAGACTTGATGTTGGCGTCCGTACTCGTTTGCTCAATCGCGAGCCGGTGAGATTGCTCTTGCTCTACCATGCGCAAGATACGATCACCGCCGCCCGGAATAATCCGGTCGAAATGCTCAAGCGCAGCTGGTGGAGGGAGTGGCCCAGACCACTCCATGGATACTTGTGTCTGCTTACGCTGCGGGACAGTGGGCTGCGGAGGCGGGGCCTTCACTTTTGCGGGGTGCTTCACGGCTGATTACCGCCCTGAAGTCACGGCCGATTCGTTCCCAGTCTGACCGCAGTGCATCAGTGGCAGAAGCGGAAAGCTCGGGTTCCACGCGTTCGCCGAAGATCTCGGCCGGACTACCGAGGCCTCGTAGAAGGCCGCGCCAGAAGGATTTGCGCATCGGTGTACCCATGAAGTCACTATAACACCTGTGAGACGGCCCACAACCGGACATAGTTCCAGGTCTGGAGACGACTCCGTCGGCGTATTCAGCCCTCCGTACTATCCCGCTCCCTCCTGATCAGAGAGTCCATTGAGAGGGGAGCGGCTCAACGCCGCACAACGGCCACTCCCGGTACCGTGCGAAGGTAACGCACCACGTCTATCCGTGGTCCCCTCCCAATGGACTCTCCTACTCATCGCAGTTCAGAGGAGTGGCACCGGCCACCTCGGCGGACTCGTCGGTCTCGCCCGCAATCAGGCAGTCGATGTGGGCTTCAACATAGTCGAGCTCGACAAGGCCTTTCTTGAAGTCGCCCAGGATGGCTCGAAGCGTCAACCGTTCTTCTCGTGTCATGGCTCAGCTCCGTTCAGACTTATCCACCGGCTGCGGGTAGTGCGCCCACTCCTGGTCCGGGGCGGGATCGGCCGGCATGGGGGCGGGCGCCGGTGTCCTGCCCAGGTAGTGTACGGCAGCCATGAGCCCGAAGATCAGGGCGGCGAACAGCAAGGATGCCGCAATCAGCCAGCCGGTCTCGGACGGGATCGGCGGGTGAGTGTCGGTTGGGCGCTCGGTTTGAACGCTGGTGTAGCGAAGTGAAGATCCGTCGTCCATTTCGTCCTCCGAAATACAGTTGCAACTCATTGTTTCTACGTGCGCCAATCACGCCTATTTGGGCCATTAAAACAATGGCGCCGAAGTAGGCTAAAATCAGGAGAAATCCCTTTACGATCAGGTGATTAACATGGCGCCGATTCGAGTTCTTTTTTGTTGCATGGGGAGCACACGGCGCATCTAAAGTCACCTGGAAAATCAAAGCGTTAGAGGGTTGCTCTCCGATTCTCTCCGATTCCCCTCCGTTATACAGGTCACTTTTTAACATTGATTTTCACCCACTCACCGCGGCCATCAACGTAGGTCGCAGTGGACTTCGGGTCCTTGTGACTGAGCAAGTCTTGAGGGTCCACATCGCCCTGCTCCTTGTGCAGTCGGGCCGCCAATGACCGAATCTCGTGGAAGGTTGGCGGCGCCTTGTCAGCCCAGTCGATGCCCAGCTTCGCGAGCTCGGCGGAGAATACCCGAGTGATCATGTCCACGTGCAATGGCTTGCCGATCGTGGCGCCCTTGACTCGCTGGGTCTGGTGTACGAGGTAGATACTCACGATGCCAGTCTTGCGGCACTGGCTGACGACATCCTCGAGACTCATGCCAAAGACGTTCAGGCGTAGATGCATCGGCAGGAAGAAGCGTGCGCCTGTTTTGGTTCGCTCGCACCACCAGCCACCATCGCGGAAGTCTGTGAATTTCGCATTCCGAACGCTATCCCGGTCTTTGCCAGCCACAAGCGCGAGGGCGATGGCATTGCGTAGCCATACGATCTCGGTGGTTTTGTAGAGCCTCATAAGCACGTCCAGCGTGAGCCTGGAGCGCTTCACCTTGACCTTGACCTCATCCAGCACCCGCGCCGGGTTGTCCTTGCGCCAGCCCTTGGCGATCATCCTGTCGAAGCAGTCGACCAAGAATGACCGGAATGCCTGAGCAGTGCGGGCTTTGCCTTCCGAGGTGATCTGGTCAATCACCTTGGCACAGTCCTGCGTGCTGATGCGCGAGGCGGCCAGATCAGCCTCGAAGCACCGACGTAGGCGGTTCAGCTGGCTCTTGCGGGTGCGTCGCGTATTCGGCCTGGAGTCGCGCTCCTCCAGGATCTTCTCGAAGATGTCGCACCACTCGCCCCAAGTGTTAGCTGCTCCGGTGATGCGCTCGAGCAGGCTAGGGCGCTTCGATGCGAGGTACACCTCTGCGGCGAGAACTTCCTGGATGGCCTTCGTCCGATCGCGGCCGAGCCCATGCTCGACGCCAGTCTCGGGGTTCGTCCACGAGTAGTAGCCATCGCGCACTCGCATACCAGGCCGAAGGGAACGATTGATCGCTTTACGCTGCCTTGGAGCCATAGAAACCAGCTGCCTTCGATGGGTCGCGACCGATGAAGACCGCGCTCGGATCAACATAGTACGGCTTCCCGACGCGCTCAGGAGCTGGGAAAATCCACCCGTCGCGGGCCCAGCGCTGCAGCGTCTTGATGTTGGGCACCGGATCGAACCGAGCAGCTGCCCATGCCTGCAATGTGATCTTCTTGCTCATTGTGAATACGTTTCGACATCAATCCCCCTTTATGACGTGCCGCCCGATCTGGTTGCCGGGCTGGCGGTTAGTAGAACTTCCTAGGTCGGAGCGGGCTACTTAGCCCGCCCGACTTTCACGCGACCGGTGATTGGGGTAACGACCTTGCTCGACGACGCAAACGTCGTTGACGTGGATAGCTTGCCAACCTCGCGCAGTTCGTACACTGCAGCTTCGATTGTTCCGTTATCGCTCTCGGCAAGATCTGCCCAGTCGGTGTCGGCAACGTAATAAGTCTCGCTTCCATCTTGCTGCTTCTTCACATATAGCTTCTGGGGAAATTTCATCATCATCTCCTGTGGTTAAAAAAGGTCCAAGGTTGCAATTCTCAGCTGATCACATAGCTGTTAAAAAAGACGCGAGACGGGCTGCCGCCGACCGGCTTGGCATACGACGGAGTCACCCATGACTCCTCATTGTCGGTGGCCAGCTGGGTCCAGCGATCGAAATCTGCCTCGCGTGATTTCGGGATGACGAACCAGTCGCCATCGTTGGACGCGAGAATGAATGGGCCTTGTTCTGTCATGGTCAACTCCGTCACTCGGAACGGGTCGCGAGACCCATCCACATCAAAACCATTGATGCTGTGAAATGGCCGTCCATTTCGTAAATGAGCGCGAATATGAACAGGCATGCCGCGCCACAGAGAAGTGTTGTGCGGTTCATCACGGAGCTGATTCCTTGCCCTTCGCTGACTGATGCTTCTGGATTGCCTTCTCCAGTCGAGCGTTCACGCGATCGCGCTCGGCATCGCTGAGAAATCCATGCAGGTAGAGCATGCTCCGGCACTGCTGGAGACGTTCGAGCATGTTGGTCGCCGGCCACGGCACAACTTCGGCATTTAGCTTGATCATCTCGTCATCGCTCCATTAGTTCGCTGAGCTTGACCCAGCCGAGTTCTTCAGCGCCGGGCACCATTGGCCCCTCATAGCCGATCAACAAGAATGTGTCTTTGCTGATCCGCTCGGCGCGTTCGGTGTCCTCTGGCGGCACGTGTGGCAGCCAGAACGCGACGGCCTTCTGCAACTGCTCGACCAGTTGCTCCAGCTCGGCGATGCGAGCGCCCAGCTTGGTCACCGACTCCGACAGCGCCAGGTTGTCGTCGTCGTACTCTTTGAACTTAGCGTCGGCATCGGCGGCGAGGTACCATTCGCCGTCGTCACGCTGTAGTCGCCTGATGTATGGCAAGCGATCCAAGCCTTGGAAACCTAGAATGATGGAGTACTTCTGCATACTCAGGGCCTCAACTTGTAGCTGGTCATCGACGCTGCGAAGCTCGCATATCGGTGAACACGCCTGGCACATCCTCTCGGTATGCCCAGTTGGACACCTGCTGCTTGCTGATGGGATGAAACGCTCGGCAGCACCGATCACAGAAGAGATGCACCGGCGGACGCTTGTAGACGATCGGCTTGCGACCGCAGCAGCGGCCTTTTTCATCAAGGGTGCTCACTGGTCCGCTCCGGTTCTCATCCTTCGACGGGCTCGGAATCAGCCTTCTCCCACGCGGAGAGAACGGCCTTTGAGATGGCGATTTCGGCAACACTCATGAGGTCGCGAGTTCGCGCGTCTGAGAGCAGCACGTCACCGTACGATTCTTTGATCGAAGCCTGGATGTTGATTAGCTTGCCAGCGAGTCGCATCGTCTTGTCTCGATTCTCTTTCGTCACAGACTTTCTCTCCGGTTCGCTGTTGAGCCTGTCCGCTGGAATGCGCAGGCAGGGCAATCTGGCGTGCACATTTGCAGTCCCTTGTGAGGTTCGAACGTGTGATGGAGCGCCAGTGGTGCCGGCGCATCCCCAGGGCACGTTTCCAATCCGAGGCGCTGTCGTAAATCGGCCAGTGCGCCTTCGGCGGTAGGCTCAGGGCGCGTTTCCTGAGCGGCTCCGCGACCTTCGATGACATGCGTTAGCCGAACCTTCGTGACGGTCTTGTAGCCTTGGCTTTCCCAATGCGGCACGCCATGGACGCGGATGATGTTGAACGCGCCGTACTGGTCTTCCATGATGTCGACGGACTCCCACAAATCCTTTGCGTACTTGAGCGCTAGATCGAACTGATCGCGATTGAAGTCACCCATGGCCCGATCCCTCTCCCTCCGGTGAGTAGCCGCGCGTGTTGTCACACTCCCCGGGATCGTGCTCCGGCACGATGCTGGAGGGGTGATTGCCATGCACCGGGCATCGCGGGTTCAGGCCGCAATCGTCATGACATCGGCAGGCTTCTGGGAAGGCTTGCATGGCTACTCACCCGCCTTCGTTTCGGATGACGTGGCCACCTCGATGAAGGCGACGAGGTGGTGAGTGCGACCGAGGTAAGGCCAGAGCCAGCGTCGTTCAGCGCCCGGCTCCGGATCAAAGTCAAGCGACTGTCCTGGCGGCACTAGGACGGCTTTGTACGAAGCGGCGTGCAGGCTCACGCGATCTTCGACGTCGTGGTGCTCAAGGAGGGCAATGTGAGTCACCGCTGGCGGTTGCGATGCTCGCTCTTCCCGCAGCGTGTGCAGGTCAACGAATTCCTCGTTTGTCACGATGTTAATCGGCCACGGCTCGCCGCCTTCAATCCAGGCGCCCTCATCGTGGTCGTAGCGCTCAGAGCGCAACGTCCGCTCGTTGTCATCATCTGGGACCGGCATGGTGTAGCTGTCGTACGGCCCGCCATACGTGGGCACGCGGCCAAGCTCGGGATGCTCCAGGTGCATGAAGTAGGGCAGCTTCGTGAACGGGCAACGCGTACCCTCGAATGCCGGATCGACGCAAAGAGCAGGAGCCGGTTCGTGAGCGGAACTACAGCCGCAAGTCGGGCAGTGCGGCGGCTCTCGCGTCGTGCCGGTCGGGTCGGGGTGGCAGGGCGGTTCGTTAGAAGCTCTAAGGCGCAACACCTCGGTTTCAAGCCAGTGCTCATAGCCGAGGTTTGGTGCCTGACGCCACTCGTTGTATAGCGAGTCTCGGGCCTGTTGCTCGGTGACGGCACGGGCCGAGCCTCCGTGTGACGTATCCTGTGCCGACGCAGGCTTGCCTACGATCTCTGTAACAGGGGCGGTGGAGCACTTCTGGCAGGCCCCGCTGTCGCAATCGCATTTCTTCGTCCGTAACCGCTCGATCTCATTCGCCGCTTCGGCGAGGGTGTCAGCGAGAACTGAAAACATCTGCCCGATTTCTCCGTCGCCGTGGCGATCGGCGCTTCGGGCGCACGCGGCCGAGCCGTCACGCAAACGCGGCAACAACTCTTTCGATGTCCGAGTGATGTCGTTCATCGGAGTCCAAGCTCCTTTTCCATGCTGTGCAGGCGAGAGCGCTCAGCGTTGTAGGTCGCCCAGTCCTTGCACTGGTCGCTGTGCCAGCAGGCGCCCTTCTCGCGCTTCTCCGCACGAACGCTCGCGGCCAGCCTGTCCACTTTCGAGCGGAGTTCGGTTAACTCGGTCGTCATCGTATTTGTCATGACTGCAATTTCTCCCGGATCAGCGCCAAACCTTCCTCTTCCTCTCGGTCGATGGCTATCCAGTCGGTGAGATGGGCGCCAAGCTGATCCGAAAGATCGGCGTGCCGTTTGAGCAGCCCGACATGCCACTCGAACGCCGCCCGCCATGCCAGTGCGAGCGCGTCGTAACGACGTTCGGCATACAACTCGTCCGTCGAGTCGGCTTTGAGCTTGCGCTCGTAGTGCGCTATTCGATTCTTCAGTTCGCCGATGCTCAAGGTGTCTTTGGGGAGCGGGGTAGGGTTGCTCATCGGTCGCTCCTCGCCATGGCGGTGTCTGCGAGTCGATCGCACTTAGCTTCCAACTGCGTGATCCGTTTTCGCTGCGCCTCGGCCTTCTGACAAAGGGCCTTCATGACCGCTGCCGAGTCGGCTCCTTCGTCGGATACCTCTGCGATGCGCAGTACCTCCGAGTGAGGCATCTGAAGCTGTTCGATGCGCTCGATCAGCATCAGCAGCTCGGTCGCCTTGACCGGAATCCAAGGCTCGCGTGCGTTCTGCTCGGCGTAGCGACGCAGCCTGCTCAGGAGGTCCGAGGTTCGCTGAGTAGCGTCGCTCATTGTTCCTCCGGGTATACGGCCTTCATGCCCGCCTTGGCGACGAGGTACTTGTACGTTTCCTCGCGCATCACGACCAGGATGGTTCCTTCCTGCAGCGTCATGCGCTTGGCCTGCATAGGCTCCAGCGAGCGCAGGCCTTGATAGGTTTCCTCGCTCATGAACCCTATCGGGTCAGAAGTGCGCTGAGTATCAGAAGGGGATGTCATCACATTCTCCTTGGTGACCGCGTCGCGAGTGGCAATAGATTTCTCGCTGCTTGCTATTGCCGCACGGTAGGTAGTGACAGCTGTAAGGCGGGCTGTAGCCAGCCTTGAGCAGTTTTCGGTAGTGCGAGCACGACATCCCTGGCGGACGATTCCACCTGAGAATCCAGTCTGTGCGCCTCATGGCAGTCTCCGGATGTATTCGAGCGCGGCGGCGCGGATGGCGAGTGGCGCTGTCGATGCTTTGTTCACTGGAGGGCCAAGCGATTCGATATCGCAGTACCAGTGCGCCTCGTAGCGGCCGAAGTTACCAACCTCGACGCCGAGTACTCGCTTGTTCAGCGCATCCAGAATCAGCCCGGCGTCGGCCCAGGTGGTGAAAGAGGGCGTGCGAACGGTTCCTGCATGCTCTTGGCTGGGGAACCAATAGCCAACAATGCTTGACCGCTTCCAGCCGAGCAGTTTTTCACAGATGGCTTCGTTCTCGATGCCCAGCTCGTCGGGTGTGCGATGAGCAGTCATTCTTGTGTCTCCAGTACGAGCTCGCCGGCCTTCGCTATGGGCTTGCCGTAGGGTTCGCCGATGCACGTGTGCGGCATCCCGTCGAACTCGATAAAGCGCTTCTTCTCTTCTGCCACCCATACGCCGCACTTCACGCAGCAGATGTTCAGCAGGACCTTGAAGCGGGATAGGTGGCCGATCATGCTGCCCCCACAATGATGATCTCGTTTTTCCACAACCATTCGAGCCACTGGTTCTGGGCTCTGTAGCTTTCGGCCTGCAACTGCTCTTGCGAGTAGATCGATTGCTTGAACCGACCATCGATCACTGCATGGCACATATCGCATCCCGGGGCCGCGCAGATATCTGGTGGCTTGAGGGAAGTGCCGCCCGTACCGCCGACTCGGAAGTGGCAGAGCACGGTGTACTGCGGATCGCGCCGACAGAATTCCGGCAGCCGGAAGTAGCACGGCTTTCGCTCGGCCAGCTTGCGAAGATCACGCGGCACGGGCTTCGCGCTCCTCTTTGATCTGATGCCACATCGGATCAGGATCGGGCACCCAGCAGCCGATCTCCGCTCCCTTCTGCTGAACGAATTCGTAGAACGCATTGAACTCGACGGTGGACAGCTTGTTCTTAGCGCCGTTCTCGTCCGTAGTGGTCGTGCGTCGAGGGCGGGTGATGATCTCTCCGAAGATCTCACGCTCCACCGTGCCGAAGTAGGCACGCAGGAACACGTCATGCAGCTCCGGCGCGGTGTAGCCAGTGAACTCGCTCAGTGCTTTGTACGCGACGCCAAACAGCGCATTGTTCTGCGGATCGCTGCGCTCCTTCTTCACGCGAGCGATCGTGATCTTCCACGCGACATCCTTGGCGAGCGCAGACAGGACAGCGACGATTCGCGTCAAGCTGCGCTCGCCTGGTTGCAGGGTGAAGGTCTGGTCTTTCATGCGCGCCTCGTCACCACAAGGTCGGACATCGGGTCACGGCTGTTGATTCGTCGAACACTCAGAACGATGCCGTGCGGGGCAACTCGCCTATAGATGTCGAATCGCAGACGCTTCGGTGGATTCTCGATGGTCACGCTACGGCCCACCGGCATCGTGTAGATGGGCCACTTGCGGTTGTGGGGGATGCGGGCGGTAAGTCTCATGCCGCGATGTCCTTCGAAAGGTCCATCGCCAGAATCCACTCGATGACCTTGGACGCCGGCACGTTGTAGTGACGGGTCAGGACGCCGAGCAGTTCATCGTCGGCCGGCTTCTTGATGGAGGCGAGGCGGGCCTGCTCACGCTTGACGCGCTCTTCCTCTTCCTTGGCCTTGCGGGCCTCGGCCTGCTGGCGCTCGAACTCGGCGCGCTCCGCTGCGAGCTTCGCGGCTTCGGCGTCACGGGCCGCTTTGGCTGCTGCTTCTTCCTTGGCGATGCGCTTGCGCTCGGCCTCGGCGGCCTGCTGTTGAGCGAGGCGCATCTGGCGTAGTTCCTCGGCCTGCTTCGCCGCCTCGGCATCGCGAGCAGCCTTCGCCACGCGCTCCTCTTCAGCAAGCCGGGCGCGCTCAGCGGCCTGGCGTTGCTCCTGCTCGGCGCGCAGCTTCGCGAGTTCTTCCCGCTCGGCCACGATGCGCGCCTGTTCGGCTTCGTGGGCGACGGCAGCGGCGTGCAGCTCGCGGAGCCATGCCAAGCCCTCGGTTTTTGCGGCTTCAGCCCGCTCGCGGAACTCCTCGAATGACTCATCCACCGCAATGCCTTCCACGTCGCCGATGTGGTCGGCGATCAGCTCAGCGCCCGAAGTAGGGGAGAGCATCCGGTTGCCCCGCAACTCGGCGACGCGCTCCTGCAGATCGGCCACACGCTTCAGCTCGGCGGCGATCTTGGCTTGCTTCTCGGCTTCGCGTGCGTCGTCCCAAGCATCTTGCAGCTTCTGCAGACGGTCTTCCTCTGGCTCGATCAGCGCAATAAGGCGCTTCTCTTCGGCGATCACAGCCCGGCTGAACTTCGTCGCTTCGTCACGCGCTTCCTTGCCGCGGTTCTGAATGTCGACGCGCAGGTTCTTCAGTACCATGCGGGATGAGTGGACCTGCTCACGGCCGTCAACGTTGGTGATGACCGTGATATCTGCAGACTTCGCGGCGAGCTCACGTAACTCATCCTCGGTCTGAGTGAGGACGAGGGCTTTCTTGGCGCGCTCGACGACGGTCAGCGCAGTGGTTTGCTCGGTCATGCTGCTAACCTCAAAAGTTCTTTGGTTTCCAATCGCACCTCGGCCATGAACCTGTTGGCCTCGGCTTCGTATCCAGCAATGTCGAATTCCGCGCGCTCCATCGTCACGTAGAACACGCGAAGCTTTTCCGGGAAGTTCGGGTTGTAGCTCATGAAGTGGTGACGCTTGGCGCCAGTGATCCACAACTCATGGCAGCATTGGTCCATGTACGTCTTCGGGATTTTCTTCCCTTCCATCACGTACGCCATGTGGTTTGCATCGTTCGGGCATTTGATGCTCACCAGCTCTTCGAAGTCGCCGATGTAGGCATCCAGCGAGCAGCCGTAGTCATGATCCATCGCAAGAAAGCCACTTCTCTGAAGGATCACGCCAGCGAGCGCTTCGAACTTACCGAAGGCTTCCGGCTCCAGGTCGATGCCGCGTTGCATGTCACGCGAGGTGTAATCGTCTTCCTGAGACTTGCCAGTAACGCGCTCAAGCACCAACTTCGCGCGTAAGTTAGTACGGCCAGCCGATTCGCCCTTGCCGCTCTTGGGCTTCGACAACATGGCGCTGGCTACCGAGCCAGTAAGCCGTCCGATCCTGGCCGCATACCAAGCCTCGCTCCGCTGCTCGGCGGTGATCTCAATGAAGCGGCTCATGTCTTCACCTTCGCGGCTTCTTTCTTAACCGCCTCCCACCACGTCACATCGTGTTGAGTCGCGAAGTCACGCAGTTCCTGCGCGGTCTTGTTCCATGCCTCCTGCAGCTTCTTGAGGCCGCCCTCGGCGGTCGTTCGCATGTGCTTCTGCCAATCCTTGTAGTCGGCAGGTGCGACGGGCTTACCGGCGGCTGGGTTGCTGGCGCCGTTGCCGTCGTTGTCCTCTCCCTTCATGACGATGTTGAAGATGTCCAGCGTGAGGTAGCGCCGGCCATAACTTTTGGTTGAGCCAAAGGCGTGCGTAGGCGTCTTGTTGACGTTGCCTTTGATGCCGGCGATGTCGAGCGGAACATCGCCGCGATACTTCCGGGTATGCCCAGCCTTGTGAGAGCAATAGCAAATGACACGGATATGGCCTTCCTTCGGGCTGTCTTCTTCATCAAAAGACAAAGAAAACCCGTGCTTGGTGTAGACCGGCACGGCCGCGTCGCTCAGGGTCTCCAGGCGCGTGTACCATGAGTGCGTCTGCTCGTTCTCGGCGTCGCGCTCGACCGCAGGCATCTCCTTCTGGCATGCGGACATAGCATCGTTGAATGCGACCTCGGCATCGCGAGCCACCATCTCCTTATGGTGGGCAAACAGGCGATCCATGATCTCCAAGTTGATGTTGGGGTTGGATGCAACCCGCTCGATCACTTGGATCAGCGATGTCGCGCTGCTCAGTGGCTCGGGCTGCGCGACCGGCATTTCAACTACGGCGTTCATCGTTAACCTGCCTTCCTGCGAAGAAACTCTGGAATGTGCTCATCGTCTTTGTACGGCTCCAGGTACGCGTAGGGCTTCCCGGCCGTGCTCTCGATGCGCACGTATGCGTTGTGGCGCTCGCACAGTTCCGCGATCTCAGCGACGGTCATGTGCGGCATGATGATTACGAGTTCGGGCGTGTTCATTCGGCGATCCTCTTAAACAGAGCCGCGTTCATTTCGAGCAGGGTTCGCAGCGCCGGTTGCCCCGGTCCACAAAGCATCGCTCGCTCTTCATTCATTGAAGCCGCCATCAGCGCCTCCAGGCGATCGTGCGCCGTGAGCACCTTGGTGCCGTCGCTGCCTGGGAACGTGATGATTTCGGCTGTCACAGTCCTTTCTCCAACCCTGGCTAGGCGGCGTCGGCCGGAATGTTTGCTTCAATCCAGTCGGCGATCTGAGCGAACGACTTGCCTTCGTCGTTCATGAAGGCGAGGTAGTGAGCGACGGTTGTCTGATACTCGCGCTCTTCGTTCCTGACATCCGCAGTCAAGCCGAGCCGTTGGCGGTCGATTCCCTCGATGAAGTCGTGGCTGCCGGTCGCCATTCGATGGCCGTGAATGCGGCAAGGTCGATCCTCATCTTTGATTGGCCCTGTCCAGCCGTTTGGCGAGATCACATCCAGCAGCACGCCCAGGCAGCACATACCGCCCTCTTCGGTACGGAGTACTCCACGGGCTTGTGGGATTTGTCCGCTACGAAGCTTTTCGAGCCACCGCTGTTTGATTTCGGCTTTCATGATGTTCTCCTGAAAAGGTCCAACTTCGTTCGTGTGCGCTGAGGATCAGTCGTTGACGATGGCTTGGAAGAAAGCACCAATGAACGCTGCCCCGATGGAACCCCAGATGACCCAGCCCCAACTCTTCACCTCGAGCCCCCAGCCGAACAGCATCACGCAGACGCTGAGGGCCATGGCGATGAACATTCCGAACAAGCTGATTGCGAGTTTCATTTGTCGTTCTCTCTGAGGGTGCGCAGCTCACTTGTCGATTGCGTTGAATGCTTCGACGGCCTTGTCGATGCTGTCAGTGACGTAGGCGCTATTGCCTCCTGCGCTCACCTCATATTTCACGGTCGTAGTCGGGATCACCGTGACGATTACGCGCAGTCGCTTGCTTCCCTTTGGGCCAGCCGCTGATGCGTAATCGAACTCGTGTGTCAAGGATGTTGGGATTTCAAGTTGGTGTATCATCGTTAGGTCCTCTCTATTACTTGCTCGTGCATTCGCAGGGCTCTTCGCATCCATCGGGAGCATCGCAGGCAGGTACCCATCCTGCGCCTTCGCACTTTGGGCAGTCTTTCTCGGCTCGCGCTTCGATCTGCTCATGGCGTTCACATGGCTTGCAGTAGTCGTCCATTTGCTTGCCATGCGGGCAGCGTCTCGTGTCATGAATATCGAACATCGCACGCTCTACACGCTGAGTAGGCTGTCGCGCAGCGCCCTGATCCAGGCATTACGGTCGTTCGTGCGCTCGACTTCCTCGGCATATGCCTTCTCGTGGTAGGCGACCATGCGGCGCGCTTCGGTGATCTGCTTGGCAAGCCATTGCGAGCCGGTCAGACGCTCGGGCTCGGTGATGTATTTCTCGTTGCAGTCCCAGTCGATGCTCTCCCTGATCTGATCGATCATGAACTGCTTGTAGTTCACGTGATCGGGCGTTGGGGGTTCCCACTTGACGACCTGGGCCAGCATCGCGTTGTACTTGTTGCGAAGGTCGATGTATTCGCGGCGGCGCTCGTTGCAGCGATCAACCTCAGCGACGTACGCGCTCTCGGCCGCGCTCGCCGCATCAACAAGGCTCATGGCATCCAAGCGCGCGAGTTCGGCGCGGGCGTCTTCCAGTGCCTTTCGGTTGTAATCGCTGGGCTCGAAGCGCTCAGGGATCGGGGCGTCTGCCGGATCGTCGCGCATCAGAATCAAGGCGCCGAATGCGCGAGCACAGCCAAGGGCGTACTGCTCGAACGTGATGCCGTCTTTGATCGGCGCTGTGTATCCAGTGGGCATTGCTTATCTCCGACTATCTAATGATTTGTGCGATGGCTATGCGATGAGCGCCTGCTGGGACATTTGACGCTCCCAGGTTGGCGCGCTGCTGTGAGCTTCGATCCGGCTTGCGATGACGATCGCGCGTTGAGCTGCCGTCGGCGGCGGATACATGCCGAAGCGTTTTACGCTGCCGCCGTTTACCGCGGCGTTGGTGGAGTCGCCAGAGGAAAGCGGCAGGCGCGTGAATATCTGCATGTCGAGCATGCGCAGCCCGTGGAGCTTGCACCGAGGGCGCCCGTGCTTGTCACAGATCACGTCCATGGCTTGACCCATACGAGCCCACCATGCTGGAGTGCCTGGCGTCGCCCATTGCCCGGACGAACCGAGCGCAACGATCTCGAAGTGGCTGACGAGCCATTCCAGATATTCCAAGCTTTCGTGCATATGCCAGACCGGCACGCCCTTGATGCGATGGCCCCAGCGCAGCCAGTCGCGCACCCACCGGTAGTTCTGTTCCTCGGTGCCGTCGATAATGTCCGGGATGATTGCCCAATCGAAACAGGGGTGGCGGTAGAACGTGAGCAGCCATTCGACGTAGCCATCGTAGTCAACCTCACCTTGGCCTTTCTGCCAGATCGGGTACGACGAACAGTCAGTGATGATCGATCGGGCCACTTCCAGTGCCACAGGCAGATCATCAGGCCGGGCATACGGGATCAGCACATCACGGCCTTGGATAAAGCGCGCGGGTGCGTCCCTTGGTCCGCCTATAGGTGTGCCGTGGTAGCACTTCACGGGCGCGTCGTCCTGATGTCCGTGCCGTGGTGGTGCGCATCCAGCGTTTGAGTCCCGCCAAACTTTTCGTGCAACTCATCCGCGATTGACTCGTGGTAGTCGCCAGTCTCGAAGTCAGCGACAGCTTGCTGTATGTCTTCGACCATGATCACGTTCTGAGACTCGATCGTCAGCCTGTATTCGACCCGCGCCTTTGTCTTCGGGCAGATCGAGAAGAATCGTTGCGTGTAGTAATTCATGACTCAACTCTCGATCAGTGCGAAGGGTGGCGAACCGGACGGGATTCGAACCCGCACAAAACGCATTGAAAGTGCGTTCGCTTTGACCAATTTGCATACCGGTTCATGTCAGTTAAATCCGCGACCGCAGGAACGCCGCGAGCACGCGAATCACGTCGACGTAATCCTGCGGCGCAGGGTCGAACTTGATGCCGTCGCGATCTGCGATGATCTTGTTGCCTTCAGCAATCGCGGCGGCGAGCTGGTAGTCCAGGATCGATGACGTATCGATACCGTTGTCGACGCACCAGTCCAGAACTGCACAGGCGCGCTGCTCAGGGTTGAGGTGAGACCAGCGGGGAATGTTTGGTGCGGCCATCACAGCGTCTCCGGGATACGCTCGTCATCGCGCAGCAGTTGAATCAGATCCGCGATGGCTGCAGCCTCAGTCGGTCCCCAGCCGTAGGCGCCGTCTTCCTCTTCACCGGCCGGGTACGCGCACCAGTCGTGCTCACGGCACGGGATAGGCGGGCAAACGTTGACGGTGACGATCGGCTTGCCGAGGTAGCCCTCAGCCAGCGCGCGCTCCGAAAAATCGCCGACTCCTGCAGTCCCGGCAGTCGGCGAACAGGGGGACGAAGAGGCAGGCCGTTCTACTAGAGGCGGGATACGGCTCATGGGTTGCTGCGGGCCTGTGTCTTCGGGGATCGCGCTGGAAACAGCGGTGCGCTTCGGGAAATCGTTCCTTCGCTCAAGCGGCAGGAATGCAATGTTGATCAGGTCGAGGGTTTTCATGCGGCACCCGTTGCTTTGACGATGGCAGCGCGGGCCTCTTCGAGCATGGGGTGCGTGACCGTTACGAGCGCCGTATCTTTGAGTGGCTTTGCGTCGTCCCACATCTTCTGGGCGGTGAACACCAAGTTCCGCAACGCCTCCAGCAGATCGGGCGCGGCGGCGATCAGGCGGGCGTTCGCTTCGGCTTCCAGTTGGTGACAGCCGTGCTCGCCGCGCTGGATTTCTCGCACGGTGTTGAAGTGACACTCGCAGATCGACTTCGCGGTGTGCGGATCGTGCGATGTCCAGACGGCAGTGTCTGCGTCGTTCTCGGTGCAGAAGTCGTTGACGACCCAGGGGCCGGGAGTGTGACGAGCGCTCATGACCGCACCATCCAATCTCGCCCCTCGTACTTCATCGGGTCGCGCGAGTTACGCGGATCGCCTGCCAACAGATCGCGCATGAGCTGCGAGGGGTAGCGCAGCGTGATCAGCGTCAGCTTGGCGCCGGCGAAGATTCCAAACTTCTGCCGCAGCGAGCGGCGGCCGTCATAGACGGGGCGCGCGGTGATGCGCTCGTGCATGAGCGGCTGTATGGGGAGGTTGGGGATCACGGCTGGACCTCGGTGTGCTCAGCGACGAAGCGCTCAATCCAGTCGGCGGCTTCATTCGCCGTCTTGGCCTCATCAACCAGGAACGGTCCCGTAAGTCCTCGTTCGCGTGCATGGCGGGCGGCGACGTGGCATCCGAAGAACTGGTTGGCTTCGTCCTCGGAAGAGAATTCGAAGTGATCGAGCACCACCTGATCGTCGTGGGAAACACATTCTCCGTCGCGCAGTTCCGGGCCGGATTCGGTCAGCAGGAATGCAGTTTGCAGATCCGTGCGATACGCGTAGTGCCCGAAGGCGCACATCGGGGTGTCGCAGTGGCCATAGCTGTACATCGCGAACTTGTCCGGGTTCGGCGATTCCCGCAGCGCCTTCGCGACATTGAGCAATCGTTCTGCGTTCACTTGGTTTATCTCCCTCGTCCTAGGCCGGCCGATATTCATGCCGCCGCCATCGCCAGCGATGACGAAGACTCGTTCCCGCGCATGGAGGCTCGACACCTGAGCCCGACAGTCAGAATGTTTCTCGCGGCGTTGATGTCGCGATCATGCTTGGCTCCACACTCCGAGCATTCCCACTGCCTTACAACGAGACCTGTCCGGCCTGCGGGACCCGTGAGGGCTCCGCAGCCGCTGCAGGCTCGCGTTGTGAATCTCTCGTTGACGATCTCAACCGTTCTGCCGGCGTACTCGCCCTTGTATCGCAGCTGGTCGCGCAGCAGCCCCCACCCAGCATCGAGCACGGACTTCGCCATCCGTGTCTTAGCCAATCGAGTGCTACTCACGTCGCCGATGAATATCTGGTCGTACTGGCGCACGAGCAGAGTCGAAAACTTGTGCATGGAGTCGCGGCGCTGATTTACGGCGCGGCGATGCAACCGCTTAGCCTGACGCCTATGGCCGCGGCGTTGTGCCTGAGCGATCTTGATTTCCAGTTGACGGTAGTGGCGCCCCTCAAGGCGGTCACCGTCACTGGTCACGGCTGTATCCTTGCAGCCCAGATCAATCCCCACTGCCTCGCGCTCTGGCGCTGTCTGCTCGATCTGTACTTCCACAGGGATGCACAGCCACCACGTACCGCAGGCGTCTTGTGCGAAACAGCCATCGCGAAACCGCACACCATCCAGTCGCTCGCGCTCGAACACGCGGAATGACTTCCCACAGAAACGGATTCCAGCGCCTTTGCGCTTGATGGTGACGGCCTTGAACGGCACCCAGCCGAGACTACGACGCGCGCCACGACTCACGCGCCAGCGAAGACGTGGGCGCTTCGCGATCCGCCGCTTTGCGGCGTACTCGCAGTTGATGCGCTGGATTGTGTCGGCCCCGATGTGTTCGAAGTACTCAGACGCACCGGCGCTCAAATTGCACAGATCGAAACCGCTCAGCCACTTGGCGTTTGCACGACGGTTGCGATCCGCTGCATCGATGCTGGTGGCATTGGCCCAATTCCAAACATCGTTGCATTCGATGGCGGCCGCATTCAGCCACGCATACGCATTAGTCTGCACCTTGAGTCGCAGAGTGCGCGTGAGCGAGGCGGTGTGCATTCAAACTCTCCCAGTTGGCCTAGGCCGGGTGGCTTCGGTGTGGTTACTTCGAAAGCTTCTCGATCTCGGCCTGCAGCACAGGCTTCGCGTTCACGACCAAGTTGTAGTAGTGAGTTGCGAGCTGGAACGTGGAGCCGATCGTTGAGGGAAGCTCGGCGTCGAATGCGTCGAGCATCGCGGCAAGCTTGGTGCGCAAGCCGTGGTTGCTTCTTTGATCGCTGCGGCCGGCGTAGTAGGCGATTGCGGCAGGAACCGACATCGCAAGGAAGATCGTCAGCGGCGTGGTCCAGCCAGTGATCTCGCCGCACGAGTCCGTGTCGCCGACCAGGCCGACCGAGATCAGGGTCGTTGAGACGATGATGCTGGCAGTGGCAAACAGAGCTTTGTTCATCTTGCTTCCCCGGTGCGGTTTTGGCGTCGGCGTGGAAGCATCATCTTGCACGCACGTAAGGATGTCAATACATCAACGCAAGATTTTACGCGCTCGTGCGCAGGCAGGGATTCGGGTGCACGGGCACAAAAAACCCGGCTCTAGGCCGGGTTCTCTGGGTTGCTTTTGGAGGGTGTGCGCTAGGGGCAGGGCTGCGTGGTTAGCGATCCTTGTCCGCACCAGCGTCCCGACGCTGGCCGTAATCGACCACAGCGTGGCAATCACACATTAGATCGAGCCAGTAGCCCCGATCCTTGGTGATGCTTTTTTCTGCCTCCGCGACGGAGATCATCCGGGCAAGGTCAAGCATCACCCGATATTTTGAGTCGTCGGTATGGGTCGTGACATTCCCGGTTACTCTTCTTGATTCATCGGCCATGGATTCTCCCTTTCTGATTGTTGTGGGTGATCCCTAGGGTGGTTCGCCCTTTAGCGTTTTGCTCGCTCAATCGGCGTGACGTTTCCAGCCGTGCGCTTGGCTTCCTCCAGCTGTCGCTTGTGCTCGAACGCACGCTCGATCTGCTCGTTGATGGCGTAGAAGTCCTCTTTCGGCAGGCTCTCCAGTCGCTGCGCCAGGAGGATGGTGGAAAGCTTGTAGTCGGTCAGGGCCTTCTCTGCATCGGGCGTCATGGGCTCACCTCTCAGGAGGGCTTTGGGGAGCCCGAACGTGCGGTGAGTCGCCTCGATGGTATCCGGGCCCACCTCCTGGAGCTCGCGAAAGATGCGAGACAGGGTGGCCTCCGAGATCGGGTGGCCTTTGGCTTTGTAGTGCCGAGCAACGGCACCAAGGTTCAGTCGGCCGTCGTTTCGCCACAGCTCCTTGTACGGCTGTGCCGCGGCCTCGATGAGTTCCTTGAAGGTTAGTTGTCGCTTTGCCATCACTGAAATGGTGTGCGGGTCCGGTGCCCGCGACAACCAACCTTGCGGCGATGTATTGAAGTCCTTGCGGACATGTAATATGTTGGCGCCTATGTCCACAGACCTCGCCTCCAAGATTCAGGAATTGATCGGCGCTGGCGTCAATGAGAGCCAGATCGTCACCACCCTCAACGCCGAAGGCGTGGAGGTGACCTTGCCCACGATCAACCGCATCAAGAACGGACTCATCAAGCGGACTAGTTTCGACATTGGTAGTGCTCTGGTGCGCCTCCACAAGAAGCGCGTTCGTTCTGGTCGTGCTGCCTAACCCTCGCTGAGGGGTTCCGTTCCTCACCGTCATCGTCGGCCCCCGTGGCAAAAAAATTTTCGCCAAAAATGGTCAGTCAAAAGAAATCAAATAATGTGACTCAGCTTGAGCTACCAACGTTCAAGCCGGCGGAGCGCGTGGCGAAGCCTCAGTCCATTGATGTGATCGCCTTGCTGCCGACCATTCGCAACATCCCCACGTTGCACAAGGCGATCGAGGTAGCTCGTGAGCTATCGGGTCTCCAAGACAAGGAGATCTACGACGAAGTAGGGATCGATCCTGGCGCCTTCTCGCGGATGACGGCCGGTACAGCTTGGTATCCCCAAGACGCGCGCTGGCAAAAGCTGACGAAGAAGATCGGTCATCTTCCGCTTGCTTGGCAGTGCGAGGCCGAGGGCTACGACTTCGCGACACTCCGAAAGCACCAGACCGATGCGGAGCGCGAGGCCGAGTTCTGGAAGCGACGCTGCGAGCAGATCGAGCACGAACGCGAGATCGAGCGAAAGGCCGTGCAGGAATATTTATGCGCCCCTCGTCGTTAGTCATGGTAACGGCCGCCCCTACGTCCGTGATCAAACTTAATCTGGGTTTTGGATTTTCTACACTGGTCGCCGCTCTGCGACAACCCCTGACACGTAGCGGTTTTCCCTCCGGTCGAGTCGAGAAAGTCCTAGAAATTGCCGTTAGTTCTGAACTTGAGGCGGATGACAGGACAACCGATTCAGGGACTGTCTCAACCGCTGGCAATTATCCCGACACGGGATATCCCCGACACACCGTTCGCTTATGCCCGTTCGGTGCCCAATGATTTCCCCGCGCCGATATCCCCTGAGCGCGGACGCCGCCGGTACATCTTTGCCGGCGGCTTTCTTTTCTGAGGTGATGTTATGCGCAAAGTGAAACGCTGGCGCTACTTCTGCGATCACTGCAAGAAAAGCGGTGGATCAGCACCTCACATGGTGAAGCACGAACGAGGCTGCACCGCTAACCCTAACCGTTACTGCGGTGTATGCGATCGCATCGGCTTGAGCGCAGCCCCGCTGGCAGAACTGATCTCGCTGGTGAAGGCCATCGGTAAGCCAGAGCACAACGAATTCATCGACTACTCGTGGTGGAGCCTCGACCAAGCAGCGTTTCAGACTTTGCGTGAGAAGGCGGACAACTGCCCCTGCTGCATTCTCGCAGCCCTGCGTCAGGGCAATGGCCAAGCGACAAGCGATGTCGATTTTGATTTCAGGAAAGAGATCAAAGACGTGTGGAAGGACTACAACGACGACGCCTATCAGGAGCGCATGGGCTCGTACTACGGGGGTTACTAATGAGCCAGCCAACCCAGAACCAACGTTTGCTCTCATACCTCAAGCGCCGCAAGTACATCACGCGCGCGCCGGCCTTCACGGAGCTGGGCATCGCGAACTTATGGCAGCGCTGCGCAGAGCTGCGCGAGATGGGCCACCGCATCGACTCGCGATGGCACAAGACGCCCGACGGCGCCAACGTGAAGCAGTACTGGTTGGTCGAAGGGCGGAAGAGAGCAGCGTGACCAGAGTGATCACATTTCGGCGGTCCGAGCTGCAAGCGGTCTTAGCGTAGCCCACATGGCGCGTATCCGAACCATCAAGCCGGAGTTTCCCCACAGCGAAAGCATGGGGCGCGTGTCTCGAGATGCGCGCTTGACCTTCATCGAACTTTGGACGCTCGCCGACGATGAAGGGAGGCTTCGCGGAAATTCGCGAATGCTCGCGAGCCTTCTCTTCCCCTATGACGACGATGCGAAAGACCTCATCGACACATGGCTGGCGGAGTTAGAGCGCGAAGCGTGCGTCGTTCGTTACCAGATCGATGGCGCCAGCTACGTTCAGATCTGTAACTGGTTGGAACATCAGAAGATTGACAAGCCATCCAAGTCGAAAATCCCACCATTCGCGGCACCCTCGCGAATCCTCGCGAATCCTCGCGAAGGTTCGTCGGAGGATCTAAGGATCAAGGATCAAGGAGAGGAAGGGAAGGGAGAGGATCGTGTATCTCACGCGCGCGAGGGCGAAGCGGTTGGGTTTCACACCGTTCGCGAAACCTATCCGGAGTTCAGCGGCCGACAGGATTGGATCAGCGCTCAGCACTACGCAAACCTTCGCGTCGAGCGTGATGGCCTGACGTGGAGCGATCTCCATGCGGCAGTCGAGCGGTACCGGGCCTATTGCGATTCCGGCGGCGTGAGCAGCCCGCAGTTCGTGATGACGCCTGCGAAGTTCTTCAGCGGTGCTGACAAGCCTTGGCTTCAGGAGTGGAAGCCACCGCCCAGCAAATCCCAGGTCAAGCAGGACAAGAACATTTCCGTGGCCCAGCAATGGTTGAGTAAGCAATCCGATGCGACCCAGTGACAAACCGAAGTTCGTGACGACGCTGGTCGGGCTCGCGGCAATCAAGAACCGCGAGCTCACTGGCGAGGCGATCGACCTGTGGTGGCTCTCGATGGCGAAGTGGTCCATCGAAGATTTCACATCGGCGGCGGCGCATCTGGTGACCGAGTGCCAGTTCATGCCGACGCCGTATGACTTCGCGCAGCTTCGTAAGGCCGGCGAACTGACGGCCGGCGAAGCATGGGAACGGGTTCTTGGCGGCGCCAAGTTGGAGTTGGGCAGCCGCGCTTACCGGGCTGCTCAGATCGTGGGTGGCCAGGTTGCCATCCGTCACGCAGACATCGAGCGTGATCTGCCATTCATCCAGAAGCGATTCATGGAGGCGTACGGCGATCTCAGCGATGTTGATTCCGTGCGCGAAGCACTACCTCAGATCGCGAATATCGACGTTCTCCCGGCGCTGCCATCGGGGCGCGGTGGGTTCGCTCGTATCGGATCTGTGTCCTAACAACCGCGGCAGCGTCCGCAGAGGTCAACATGTTTTTCAAGAATCTCGTCGTCTACCGCTTGCCCGCCGACTGGGCTGTGTCTGCTGCCGAACTGGAGGAGAAGCTGGCGGCGCGCTCGCTCATGCCATGCGGCAGCTTCGACATGCAGAGCCGAGGTTGGGTGTTCTCCAGCGATCTTGGCCGCTACGTCCACGCAGTCAACGGCCAGCTTCTGATCGCGCTCGGCGTCGATCAGAAGATCCTGCCGGCCAGCGTGATCAATCAGGCCACTGCCGAGCGTGCGAAGGGACTGGCGGAGGAGCAGGGCTACCCCGTGGGCCGTCGGCAGATGCGTGAGCTCAAGATGCGCGTCACCGAAGAACTGCGCGGCCGCGCACTGACTCGCAAGCGCATCACTCATGCCTGGATTGATCCTAAGAACGGATTGCTGGTGGTGAATGCGTCGAGCGAGGGCAAGGCCGAAGAGGTGGTCGAGGCGCTGCGCAACGATCTGGGCAGCTTGCAGGTTACGTATCTCGAGACGGAGCGCTCGCCGTCGGCATCGATGACTGCCTGGCTGGCGCTGGGCGATGCGCCAGCAACGTTCTCCATCGATGCTGATTGTGAGTTGCAGGCGGCAGACCAGAGCCGGCCGACAATCCGGTACGCGCGATGCCAGCTGGATGCGAAGGAAATCCGCACCCAGATCACCGGTGGCATGTTCGCGACGCGCCTTGGCCTGACCTGGAAGGATCGCGTTGCCTTCGTCCTCAACGAGAAGCTGCAGCTCCGGAAGATCGAGTTCCTGCTGATCGGCAAGGACAAGCCGGCCGACGGTGAATCAGTCAGCCCGGGCGAGCAGTTCGACATCGACTTCACGCTGATGACCGGCGAGCTTGCGGCACTGTTGAGCGATCTGCAGCGGGCGCTTGGTGCCGGCGAGGGTCTGGCTCAGGCGGCGTGACGTATGAATAACCGCATCGACATCGAGCGATTGAGGCAGTTATGCGCAAAAAACCTCAACGCCGTGCAGATCGCGGCGCGCCTCGGAGTGACGTCGGAGTCGGTGAGGGAAGCCTGCAAGCGCCACGGGTTAACTGTCGCTGCGGCTCCCCTCGGGAAGCAGGGCATTTGTTCTGTATCGACTGCCTCACTGCATACCGAAAATGCTACGACAGGCCGAAGTGAGTAAGCCGCGCTGGCGTTGGCACTGGGGGTGTGGCTGGTGGGAGCGCAGCACCGAGAACACATTCGAGGTATGGGACCCGGATTGTGATCATCCGATTATAGGATTTCGTCCATGAGCGAGCCGCGCACGACAAAGAAGGTGATCATTCGATGAAAAAACCGATCCTTTGCATGGATTTCGATGGAGTCATCCACAGCTACACAAGCGGCTGGAAAGGCGCACGAAATATTCCCGACCCGCCGATGCCTGGAGCGCTCGACTTCATCAGCGATGCCATGTTGGCCGGCTGGGATGTCGTGATTCATAGCTCTCGTGCCCGGCACTTCGGCGGTATCGGTGCCATGCGCAACTGGCTACGCGAGCATGCCGGCAACCAGTGGGATTGCATGGGCCCGAGCTTCTGCGATGTGCGCTTCGCCCGCTGGAAGCCGTCGGCAACGCTGACGATCGACGACCGCGCCATGCGCTTCACCGGTGTATGGCCTTCACTGGTCGCCATGAAGAAATTCAAGCCCTACAAGCATGACATGCAGTTGAAAACTGTAACCGGAGGAGATATCCCATGAGCGAGATCAACAGAGCACTGCAAGATCAGCAGGCCAAAGACGTTGGCGAGGCATTCAAGGAGATCTTCGGCAACATTCCCGTCATCGATCACAGCAAGGAAAAGCTGCGCTTCTTGCAGGATCGCATTGCCGAGGAGCAGCAGAAGGCCCGTGCTGAGCGGCCATGACCGACCATCTCCCGTCGAAGGATCTGACGCTGGCCGAAGCGCTTGAGCTGGTGCGTAAGCACGAGGGCTGGTTCAAGGAGCAGGAGGTTCCGAGCGTATCTCGCACGCTGGTCCGCGAGCTCGACCGCCTCAACGCTCTCGTGAACAAGCTCTCCATTGAGCACGCATGGGCCGTGGGTCACGCGCGTGAGCTTCGCACCACCCTGACCGGCATCTCCACCTGCAGCACCTGCGAGGCGTGCAGAGGGGCGGCGCTGAGGGCGTTGGGCGATCCCCTCCAGACTGAAACAAGGGCTGCTACTTCGAGAGACGCGCGTAGTACCGAAGATGCGGGTAGGTCTGGCCCATACACCATCGAGCCTCACGGCGACGGCCATGCGCTCTATAGCGGCCGTGATCAGATGCACCACGGATGGAATCTCGCGCGCATCACTGAGGCAACGCCCGAGACATTGCAGCTGATCGAGCAGGCGCTGAACGCGAGAGCCGCGCAACCTCCGGGAGATGAGTAGTGATCCGTGTGCGCAACCCAAGCCTCGAATTCAACTGGCTGCCGAACAGTCTGCGCAAAGGACTGTCGACGCCGAGGCTCGTGATCGTCGACCGGAACGATTGCGGCGGATTCTGTTGCCAGCCCACTCTGGAGAGGTGTGTGCATCCCTGGGTGGAGATGGATGTCGCCGAGGGAGCGGTGATTGGAGTCTCAAGCAACGAGTTGGACATCGCAGGAACCTTGGCTCACGAGTACCGACACTACTGGCAATGGTTCAGCTATTCGAAGTCGATGGCTCAGTCGGTATGGAATCATCGCAGCACCGACTACAAGGCAGCGATCATCAGCTATTTCCGTTCGTACTGGTGGGAGATGGATGCGCTCAAGTTCCAACTGAAGTATGCACCCGACGACGTGTCTCGTCTGTGGTGGGACTGGTTGATGGAGGCGCCGTGCGGTGAGCACGCCGCCAAGGCGGGCCCGTGAAGCACCCAATCTTCCACGTCGGCGAGCGCTGTTACATCGACATCAGCAACACCGCCCCGCGTTATTCGCAGCTGGAGTGCGAGGTCACCGGGCCGCTGATGAATCGACCTGTCTATGACGAAACGGGCCGAATGCTGGGCTACTCCATGGCGTACAGGCTCAAGCCTGACGAGCTTTGTGAGGAGGTGTGCGCTCCGGAGCAGATGCTGCGTAAGAAATGGGAGCGCTGTGACTGGGGCATGTTGCGCGGGATCTGGCAGCCGAATCGGGAGGCGCGGTGACCGACCTCGCCGAGACGCTCTCTTTCCAATGAGGAGAAAAATTTTGAAAGGTTCAGACTGGGTTCTGGTTTGGTCGTGGGCGGCGTTCCTGCTGTTCCTCGGCCCGTTTCTCATCTCAGCCCGCGACAGCCTCATGGTGTTCGTTGGCTTGGGGATTCTTGCTGCGCTGGTCTACTTCACGCAGCGTCGTATCGTTCCAATCATCCAGGAGAAAATTAAGTGAGAAAGATCCTATTGGTCATGATTGCGCTGGCGCTCAGCGCGTGCTCGAAGGTTCCTGCCGGCAATGTCGGCATCAAGTTCTACCTGCTGGGCGGCGACAAGGGCGCGGACACCGAGGAGCTTGGGCCCGGCCGATACTGGATCGGGGTCAACGAGGAATTGTATCTGTTCCCCACGTTCACGCAGAACTACACCTGGACCAAGGAGCCGATTGACGGCGACGCCGCTGACGAGTCGATCACGTTCCAGACGAATCAGGGCCTGTCGGTCAATGCGGATGTCGGCATTAGCTACGCAGTCGATCCGAGAAAGGTCACCGATCTATTCCAGAAGTATCGCAAGGGCATCGAAGAGATCACCGACACGTACTTGCGCAACATGGTTCGCGATGCACTTGTGACAGCTGCCAGCACGCGCGAGATTGAGATGGTGTACGGCCAGGGCAAGGCGGAGTTACTGGCCGAGGTTGAAAAGCGCGTCCGCGAGCAGGTCGACCCGCTGGGCATCAAGATCGAACGTTTGTATTGGGCCGGCGACTTCCGGCTGCCAGCGACAGTGACGGCCGCCATTGACGCCAAGATCAAGGCCACGCAATTCGCTCAGCAACGCGCCAACGAAGTCGCGGCCGCCAAGGCCGAAGCAGACAAGGCCGTCGAAGAGGCGCGCGGCGTTGCTGAATCCACCTTGCTCAAGGCGAAGGCCGAAGCCGAAGCGATCCGCATCAAGGGATCTGCGCTCTCCGAGAATCCCAAGCTCGTGGAACTGTCCGCCGTCGAGAAGTGGGACGGCAAGATGCCTCAGTTCACCGGCGGTGGTGCTATCCCGTTTGTGACGGTGCCACAGGGCAAGTGACGTGAGGTGGACCGAGGAGCAGTTCGCCGACTTCCAGCGCGGGCGCGTACAGCCTGCGCCGGCCAAGCCGCGGAAGTATCGCAACAAGCCTTGCCAGGCGGACGGCGAGAAGTTCGATTCGAAGCTGGAAGCGACTCGTTTCCAGCTTCTGCAGCTGCAGGAGAAGGCCGGCGAGATCCGCGACCTTCGCGCGCATGTGAGCTTCCCGTTGATGGTGGGCGACGCACTCATCGGTGCCTATGAGGCGGACGCCGTCTATACCGAAGTCGCGACCGGACGGAAGGTGGTCGAGGATTCGAAGGGAGTCCGAACGCCGCTTTTCCGTTGGAAGGCACGCCACTTCAAGGCGCAGTACGGATTCGCGATTACTGAGGTTCGAAAGCGATGAGCGCAGTCAAAGAGCGATACCTGTCCTACGGCGCAAACCTGGGCTTCGTGCGGCTGTACTGTGGCGCGTGCAAGTCTGAAACATTGCACCGATCCCAGCTGTGCATCCACTGTGGCACGGCTGCGACCATCGTCCAGCGCGCCAATGCGATGTCAGCGCAGCAGCAGTACAAAGATGGGCTGCAGTTGCGACGGAGGCGGGCATGAAACGCGATCCAGTTTCTTACGTCGACCGTGGCAGGCCCGGTCTGCGCTATGTGGATGGCCAGTTGCCAACGGTGCGGGAGCCGGAGGCGGTCCCGCATAAGGTGCTGACCAAGGAGGCACTACAAGAGCGGGGCGACTCCGAGTTCCCAGATGCAGACGCCGCGCTCGAGCACTGGGCAGCGTGGGCGAAATCGGCTCTGTCGAGCATGGGCTGGCCACCGCGGACGCTGCTCGCGAGGATCATTGAATGCGGTGTGTTAGGTGCAGCTCAGCGTGGGAGTGGCATGCTGTTGGTGGTCGGCAGCATGGTTGAATATGACGAGCTGTGCGCATGGGTAGAGGCGGCGGTCATGCGGCTCACGCTCACCGAGCGAAACGTTATCGTACGTGCGTACATGCATTTCGAGTCACCAGAGGCATCGGCGCGGGAGCTTGAGATGTCCGCATCGAACTTTCGTCAGATCCTGTACCGTGCGCGCCGATCTGTTCGTGACTATCTCGACGGCAGAAAAGCTGCAAAGGCAGTTGTGTTATAACAAAACACCCCATAGGATGCTCGCATCCAATGCTTTCCCCGAGCCCCGCTTCGTGCGGGGTTCTTCGTTTCTGGCCGCTCCGTCCAACACCTCACGCTAACCCCTAGCATCGCGGGCGAGAGGCGGCCACCTAACATTCGGAGCCTCGCATGTACTTCCACCGTTTGATCGTGGCGGTTGCCCTGTGCCTGATCGTGACTGGCGTGGCGATCGCGGCGGAACGATCTGCGGTCCCGTCCGTCACCTATACGTTGCTACGCTCGGGCGCATCGCTCGGGACGCATGAGTCGAAGGAGTCGTGCGACATCGCGCTCCAGGCACAGCGGACAATCGATGCAACGAGGACATCCGGACAGATCCGCTACGTCTGCCGGACCGATGAGGCGTTAACCGTTCAGTACGGGCCGAACCCGACCTGCCCGGCGCTGCCAGCACCGCAAGGGCGTGTTGTTGATTGTCCCGCAGGGTTCATCGGCGCATACACGCAGACGCTGTCCTATACGCGCGCCTCGTATCCAACTTGCGCCATTCCTGGCCAATGGACGCCCGCTGAGCCGCCGGCCGGCATCTGTGTTCCTGTTCCGCCGCCCGAGCCCGAGGATCTGCCGCCGCCAGCGAATGTCCGCGCCCAAGGCATAAGCACGAGCGCGATCCGTGTTACTTGGGATGCGGTCACCGGCGCTTCGGCATATTCGCTTGAGCGCTGCATCGGCGCGACGTGCGCCGGGTTCTCGCAGTTGCTGTGTGTGCCGGGCCTGAGTGGCAATCACTCCGGTCTGCCGGCCAATCTCACCGCCCGATATCGCGTTCGCGGCTCGCGTGATGCTGCCTGCGGTACCGCCGCCGGCAACCTCGGCGAGTACAGCGCGGTCGTCAGCGGCACGACGTTGAGCGCGCCGGCACCGACGCCGGTCAATTGCGCCGTCAGTGCGTGGAGTGCTTGGAGCGCGGGTGCCTGGTCGGCCTGTAGCGGTGGCCAGCAGTCGCGGACCGAAACACGCACGCGCACGGTGACGACGCAGCCTGCGAATGGTGGCACTGCCTGCCCGGCGTTGATCGAGACGCGGACCACGACGCAGGCGTGCAGCTTGCCGGCGACTGGCACGGCGACGCTCCCGTGGACCGCGCCGACGCACAACACGGACGGATCAGTGCTCACTGACTTGGCGGGCTACCGAGTGGTGTGGGGCCAAGATCCAAACGCGCTGACCAATGTGCAGCAGGTTGGGCCTGCAGTCGGAACCTACACCGTCACCGAGCTATCACCGGGCACTTGGTATCTGGCGGTGAAGGCATTCAGCGCCAGCGGTCGCGAATCCGACTTGTCGGCAGTGAGATCAAAGGTCATTCGCTGATTTCGTGATGACGTACTACGAGCATCGAAAGCTGAGTGATTGCGAATATCTCACGCAGCTGTTCGCGGCTCACACCTCGACAACCAAAGCAGCGGCGGCGGCTGGTGTGAACCGAACCACGCTCTATAAGATTGCCGCTCGCTGCGGTTTCAGCATGCCTCAACGGCCAGCGGGCAACCGCGGCACTGAAGCCTGGCAGCGCCTCACCGCTGAGTCTCGGGCGCACTGATGGCCTGGGAAGACGTAACCGCCAGCTTCTCGGAGATGCCCGCGGAGCTGGGCGGCACCGATGGCCGCAAGGTCATGCTGGATATCCCCAGCGAGGATTGGGGCGAGCAGGTAGGCACAGGCGCGTCAGCAACGCGTATCGTTGGTGGCGCCTTCGACGGATCAGACTCGATTCGACTGGTCCCGCCGACGGTTGACGAGAGCTACGCTTGTATCCTGCGGTTTCTGGACCTCAGTGACGGCGGCGACAAAGACGTTGCGCAGGTCAACCTCGGCTTCTGCATCAAGGCAGGCCCCACGTATTGGAGCCTTGCAGGTGAGGATAAGCTGACCGGCGTTCAGGCGAGCACCACGGTAGGTGGCGAACCGAACGCCTCGCTATCTCGTGCGGCCATCTTCGATGCGCACAAGGCGCCCGGTGATGACCGGCGCCTGTACTCGATCACGGCAACCACCGTTGCAAGCTATCATCAACCGCCCTCGGGAACCTTCCCGGACACGGGCGATGACGAAGATAAGTTGCTCATCCTAGGCAACACCTCGGATCATGACAACGATCCGCCGCTGGTCAACTCCGAGTGGCTGTACTTCGAGCAAGAGGTCGACTACCGGCAGGACCGCGGTAACGCGAACGGCCGCAACCGATTGGATGTCTGGTCGCGCGACGGATATCTGGGATATCTCGAGATCCCGCTGAGCTGGCGTGAAACCGGACCAGATCCAGACGGCGATCCGTGGGACTTCTCATATCGCTATGCCCGGGTCATTGAGTTCATCGGTGGCTACTGGAACGATCAAGCCACACCTGACGAGGACAACTATCTCGAGCTGTCGCACGTCATCGTCGCGGTCAACCGGGCGAAGGACGCGCGGATTGGGCCGCCGGAGGAGTTCACGGAGGGTGAGGACCCAGATCCGGATCCGGACACGACGCCGAATGCGTTTTCGTTCACGGACCAGACCGGTGTCGCGCGCTCAAGCACGATCACCTCAGCGCCGGTCACGATCACGGGCATCGATGCTACCGTTACGTTCGATGCAACAGGTGGGACAATCGATGTCAACGGAGACGGTGATTTCCAAACATCTCGCGATGTGACGAACGGTGATCAGATCAGGGCTCGGCATACGAGCAGCGCCAGTTACCTCACTGCGGTCAATACATTGGTTGAGGGTGGCGGCGTCTCGGACACGTTCACCAGTACGACCTTGGAAGAAGGCGAGGTCATCCCTCCAGCCTATCGATGGTTCAGAGTGCCCCGCAGATGACCGAATGTATCGCCAAGATCAAAGCCTGTCAGGGTGATCAGGCCAAGCTCGACTATGCGTTCGACCTGACCGAGCGTTTCGCGATTCCGCGGCAGCCGAACCATCCGTACGCGGAGAGCGCCTGCGTGCGGCCGACCGAGGGCGAAACAGGGCGTCAGTATCGCTCAAGCGGTGGCGTCACCAACGGTGATGACTTCGAACCGCAATGGCCGGCAGAGGATGGCGGCGAGGTTGTTGACGGCTCACTCACGTGGACCGGTGAGGACATCACGTTCGAGAGCCTGCGCTACCGGATCGACAGCGTCGAATGGACTGCGCCGGATGGCATCACGCTCTCGGATGAACTGGTCATCGATCAGCCAGCACTGCAGGAGGCGCGAGTCACCGTGGCAGGTGGTGTCGCCGGCCAGAAGTACCGCATCGTCGGCGTGGTCACGACCACGACTGGCCTCGAGTACGAAGTGCGGATTGAGTTGAAGGTGAAGTGATGCGAAACTTTGAGCAGGTCCAGCAGCCTCTCGGCCATGCTAGCCAAGCTGAGTACGCGATCACGTTGCCGGCGAGCGGGGACCGGATCACTGCCACATCTATAGCTTTAGGTGTATGCGGCGGGTCAATCGCCGGGTCATCCACCCATGGATGACCTCACCCAAGCCCTCACGCGCCTCGCTGAAGCAATCGAACGCCAGGCCCAGTCCATCGACACCCTGGCCCACGTCATCGCATCTCAGTATGTAGAGGATGATGAGGGCGCGCAGTCGGATACGTATCTGGACGGAACGCCGATTCCCAGCTAGTCGCGCTTCGGCCAGAACGGGTTCAGATCGCAGCACCCGCTGTCCTTGGCGCCAACGCAGTTACAGTAGTCCGGGAAGCACCCGGCATAGTTCTCGTCACGGTCGGTCGCGACGATGAGTTGATCGACGCTACGAGCGCGGATGTACTCGGCCAGAGCCTTGCCGTTCTCGGTCAACCACCCGTGGCGCGGTGAAGTGCCGTAGTCGATTACGCCAGCGTGGCCAAAGGCACTGATGAGGAGCCATGCAACCTGCGGGCTGCAGCCCGACTCCAGGGTCTCGTAGCTATAGCGCCCATCGATTGAGACGGAGCAAAAGAAGTTGCGTAGAGCCTGGAACACATGCGGCTCGCCAGTTCCATAGCCGTAGCCGAACACGTGCGATTCCCAGTCGGTGAAGTAGTCATCTATCGTCTTCATAGATCGCGAGCGTAAGTTGTGCCATCTCTGCTACGCAACCATCGCGCACCGTCACACAGCGGTAGGCAGCACACACCTCGACGGGATGCAGGCCAGCGGACGCGCAAGCGCTTCTATGACTCGGCACTATGGCAGCAGACCCGAGAGGCAAAGCTGCGCCGTGATCCGTTCTGCCAGTGCTGTGCGGTCGATGAGATCGTGATCGAGGCAAGGCACGTCGACCACTGGACGCCACTGGCTCAGGGTGGCCACCCGACAGCCGATGACAACCTCGTATCGATGTGCGTTCCATGCCACTCGCGCAAGACCCTGGCCGAGCAGGCAGGGACGGCGCTGCCACGCGTCATGCCGAGCCGGCCGCGTTGCATTGCGATTGCGTGAGAGTGGTGCGATGCACGGTATACCAAACGTCAAGGAAAACTTGATTTGACACTTCGATGCGGCAGCGAAGCAGTCGCGGTGCAATATGGTGCGAGGCGGCGGGGGGAAGTACGTATTGCGC